CGCGACGCAAAGGGAGGAAGGCATGAAAGACAAAGACAATCAAGAGTTCGTTCGATCCCTGGTTCTTGCCTGCGCTGTGTGCGGAGAAATTATTACAAGCGATGTTAGATTGTCTCCAGAGCCACTAGGTAACGTAATTTACGTTGGTCCGTGCTTGGCGTGCTATCCCACGCGAGCGAACTAAGGTTCCCGATAATGGCGTCGACTCATCCTCGGGACATGCGCGCACGAATCTGGCGAGCGGTACTTTGTGCCACGGATCAAGAAATCCGCGACGGAATGGACTTTTATCCGGGCGCGCATGGTCTGTGCAAATTGTTCGCGGCGGCGTTTCGCGTAACTGTCGAATCGGCGGCGGGAGTCTACGCGGCATTATCGCCAATGAACGGCTGGGATACGAACGTAGCGAATACGGCCGAAGTGTTGCGATGGGCAAACGCACCACAGGAGCGAAATGGCGAATTTCCAAAAGTAAATACGAGCAGCGCGAACCGAGACAAGGCGATCGCGATTGCGTGCGGCGCATACCCGCTTGAAGTTTTGCGTGGTCGTAAGGTTCGCGCGTTTTATGCCGGAATTGCCAATCCCGACGATACTAGCCCGATTCCTGTAGATCGCCACTTGATCGTGCTCGCGTTAGGGCGAATTCCGGAAAAACGCGAGCTAAGCCGTCTCGCGTCAAACGCGACACTGTACTCGCGAGTTGAATCTGCGTACGCAGAAGTCGGGCAGCGCGAAAATCTCGGCAACCGTATCGCGTCAATTGCATGGTTTGTGCAGCGGCGGATCTTACGTACGGGCCAAACTCCGTTATTACAGCCGGGCGCATTTGTTTGCTGTGGACATCCTATGCAGTCCCAAGGCACCAAACGCCGGTTATGCGTATTGTGCGGCAAGTCAGTAAGCAAAACGCCGGACAAGGGACAACGACGTGACGCGACTTTTGGCCGCGTGGATGGGTTCCGCATAACTAGTCTGCACACGCGCCGGATCATTCACTGCGGCAAAGGACATCCGTACGCCAATCAACGGGGCTGGCAGTATCTTTCGCGCTATATCGTCATGAAGGAGTTAGCGCGTCGTATCGAGAAAGACGAGCACGTGCACCATGTGAATCACGATAAGTCCGACGATAGACTAGACGGTAGTAATTATCAACTCTTGCTCGCGGAATCGCACGGCAAATATCACAGGTATCTCGCCGACCTTGCGGGATACCGTGACGACTTAGGCCGATTCACGGAGCACGCAGAACCGAGGGTACTATGATTAACTATCTCGGAACGGATATCTTTACCGCAATTGAAAGCATCGCGTTTCCGCGACTCGGGTGCGGTTGTGGCGGATTGTCCTGGAATGTCGTTAAACCTGAGATGGAGCGTTATCTCGGCGATTTGCCGATTCGCGTTGACGTACATCTTTACTAAGAAAGCAGAGACTATGACGAAGAAGCGATTTCTAGAGTTATGCTCTTCCTCTGACAAAGATTATGGGCTTAGTGTTTCGTGTATAGTCGAGTATCGCGGGTTAGATCGAGTCGTCTATCTAAACGGTTGCTGGTCTGAGGGGTGCGTGGCCTCGCACGAGCTATATTAGACCAACTCCAGGGCGCCAGGGGCGAGACTGCTATCAAAGGGCAAATGCAAAGTGCGAAGAGAAGTTAGAGCTTTTTGGTAGATGGTTGCGCGAGTTCCAAGGACGAGATCTGTAATGCGTCTCGTTCGTGAATCCCTCTGGAGACTTCTCTCGCCGCACGACGTTCCTGTGTATCTCGGCATCCCCGTGTCATTCTCGCTATCTCGCTGCGGACTCGCGATAATCGATCGTGGATTCGCACACGAGATACGTACGCACTTTCGCGGCATTGAGCGGCGAATCGGGAAAGTTTTCAGGCATGCGCGAAATCGTCGAGTGCGTATGTTGAACGTCCCGCAAATTTTCACGTTTCCGATAAAGGCGACGCATGCGGACGAAGAGATTTCGAGCGCGTTACTTGCGCGCTCAACTCGCGAATTGCGTAACCTCGCGATCGCGCTACCGGAATTCTCGTTTGTGCTCCCCGCGCCCGGAATCGGTTACGGTCGTCGCGAGTGGCGAAGCGTCGAGGGTGTCTTGGGCGTATTGCCGGATAATGTCACTGTCGTGCGAAGATAAGAAAGGACAAAAATCATGGAGTGCGCTCCAAAGCCTATAGACGGTAAAACGGGTGTTTTCCGTGTCGATTGTCGCCGTGACAAGTTCTACCTCTATAGTGCTGACCGCGGCAGATACCTAGAACTAGTCTACTCGGATATTCCGTATGTGATTGCTGCACTTGAGATGGCGGAGCAGTACGCGGCGAGAGAGCGAGATCATGCACTATTCGCAGCCGTACGAGCGTATCGAGAAAAGCATCCAGGCCACGGACGTCCAGCGATTGCCGCAGCGTTAACTAATGACCTTGACCTGCCTGTGGATCTGCGAACCATTCCAGTAGCTACACTCGTCAAGCGCATCGAACGCCTGGAGAAAGCCGCGCTGGACAAATAACACAAAATGTCCAGCGACTTTTGCCACACCCTCGCATTTCTATTGCCCTGGGTATTGCTCCCCGTGTACTATGTCGGCTAGACGGCCGGCGTTAGACACTTAAGCGATACCGACGTGGCGCAGATACAGACAAGACAAGCGAGCAATCCTAGTGCACATGCACCCGGGATTGTACTCCCGTCGCTGGCGGCGTTGCGTGCCGAAAAGAAACGCCGGGAGTATCTCGCGGACATGAGCACATGGGTTCGCGACGCGTGGACGCTCGTCGAGCCGGCAAATCCGCTGAAATGGAATTGGCATCTCACGGAGTTTTGTCGCGTTCTGGAGAAGTGCAAATCCGGCGAGATCAAGCGGCTGATCGTGAATGTTCCGCCTGGGACAGCGAAGTCGATGTTCTTCTCCGTGTTCTTTAACGCATGGGTCTGGGCTGACGATCCTTCCGCGCGGTTTTTGACATTTTCGTACACAGACGCGAACACGATCCGAGACAATTTGCGACTCCGAGATATCGTGCGCTCGGAATGGTTTTCGTCCGCGTTTTGGGATTCGCGCGATGTTTCTCTATCGTCAGACCAAGCGGCGAAAGTCCGATTCAACAACACGGCGAAAGGTTGGCGAATCGCATCATCGGTAGGCGGCGTTGGAACCGGCGAGCATCCGAACTATATCATCATCGATGATCCCCTGAAAGCCGAAGATGCACGCTCGCCCACGATGCTCAAGGCATGTCAAGACTGGATGTCGTCTACGGTATCGACGCGGCAAGCTCTCGACCCGACGATGATCGTGGTTATGCAGCGGTTACATGAAGACGACTTAACGGGCTTTTTGCTCTCAAAAGGCGGATGGGAGCATTTGTGCTTCCCGATGTTATACGAGAGCGAAAAAGCAGACGAACACGATCAACGAAATATACCCGATCCGCGGGATAAGCGCACTGCGCAAGGTGAGCTACTCTGGCCTGAAGTATGGACACAAGAGAAAGTCGAACAGGAGGAGTTGCTGCTTGGACTTGCGGCTTCGGGGCAATTACAGCAACGGCCAGTCCCCGAAGGCGGTACGTTATTTCAACGTGAATGGTTTGAGTTTGTTGATACCTTGCCTATCGACCTCGACCTTTGCCGCGGTTGGGACATTGCGCAATCGGACGATTCCGGCAATTGGACTGTCGGTGTCAAGATGGGCCGTTCGCGTTTATCCGGCATGTTCTACGTCGTTGACGTCGTTCGCGTGCGCAAGGTGCTTGTAGATGATGTAATCCTGTCCGCCGCGAAAATGGACGGTATCATGTGCAAGATCCGTGAAGGCTCCGGATCGGGCAAATCCACGATCAAGGCAAGGTCGATCATGCTTGCGGGGTATGATTACGAAGCGAGCCCCGAGACAGTAAAGGAAGGCGATAAAGTCAAGCGGTCTAATCCGTTTCGCGCACAATGCCAGAACGGGAATGTTAAGATCCTGCGCGCGCCGTGGAATGACGTTTACCTATCCGTATTGTGTTCATTTCCGGTCGGCAAGTGCGACGACGACGTAGATGGAAGCAGCAACGCGTTTAATTGTTTGGTCGTCGTGCAAATGAAGCCGGTTTATGAGATCTCGTGGTAGAGCTTATGTCCGAACTTGCGCAATCTGCCGAACCTACCTCGCCCGAGTCGCCGAGTCTTCTCGCAGCAAAGCAAGCGCTTTTGTCTGTCGCGCGCTCGCTTCTCGTCCAGCGGCGCGAATTTGCACGCATGTTTGGCTTCGAGCAATTCGGCGGCAATCGAGACTTGTTCAAGGTTCTCGGCTACCCTGAGACGTTATCTTTCACGCATTACAAGCAGAGATATGAGCGCGGGGGCATTGCTAAGCGTATCGTAAACGCCGCACCCGAAGCCATGGGATGGTCTAAACTCGTAATTGTCGAGGAGGATGATCCCAAGAATAAGACACCTTTTGAGCTCGCTTGTGAGTCGCTATTCGCGCGGCTTAATATTGGCTCGGTGTTGGAGCGTGCGGACATTCAGGCAGGAATTGGCGAATACTCAGTTATTTACATTGGCGTGAGGGAGAGGGGCACAAAGGGGAATCCAAACATTCTGGCGAGTGAAATCTCGCGATTAAGCGGCCCGGACGACGTTGCTTATCTACGGCCGCTTTCGCAAGAATTTGCTACCGTCACCGAGTGGGTAGGTGACGCATCCGATGATGATGTTTCCGACCCGCGATACGGGCTGCCGAAGTTTTACGATATTCAACTGTCTGGCGCGCGGCGATCGATTACAGGGCGTGGCGGGCCGACTTCTGGCACGATTCGCAAGGTTCATCACTCGCGGATCATTCATGTAACGCATTCGCCGCTCGACAGCGAAGTGTTCTCGGCGCCGGAATTGCAAGCGGCATGGAATTACCTAGTTGATCTTGACAAATTAGTCGGTGGCGGAGCGGAAGCGACATGGAAGGAAGCAGTCAATCGTACGCTATTCGATCTTGACAAGGATATCGGCCCAGATGGTGGATCGATACTTTCGCAAGCGGCAATCGATCCCGAGAACGTCGAGTTATTCAACAAGGCGAAAGAGAAGTTAAAAGAGCAACTCGAAGAGCTTGAGAACAATCTACGTAAGTATATGCTGACGCGTGGGATAACACCGAAGACTATCCCAGGCAAGGTGGTCAATTTTAGAGAAAATGTAGAGGTATTGAAGTCGCTTATTGCTTCTACCTGTAATCACCCCCAACGTAATTTATTTGGATCGGAAATTGGCAAAGCATCTTCAATGCAAGATAGTGATAATTGGAATAACTTCAAGGCAGGCCGGCAAAATAAATTCGGTAACGTTGTTGCGCGTGAAATGTTCGATCGATTTATCAAGTACGGGGCGCTACCGACACCAAAACAGTATATGCCGAAATGGCCAGACGAAGAGGAATTAAACGAGCCGCAAAAAGCGTCAGTCGCGCAGACGTTGACGCTAGCTAATCGTAATCAATACGCGGCGGACAGAACTCTCGTATTTACCGCGGATGAGATTCGCGATCGTGTTTATCAAATGGAGCCGCTGCCGAAGCCGAAAGTAGTAGATCCGGCGTTGCCTGTCACTGCTGATCCAATCGCGGCGCCTGAGATTGTGCCGTCTGTGGAGACTAACTAGTGGTGGTAAGTAAATTGCCTAAACCTGTCGAAAAATGCGCATGGCCTGGATGCCCTAATGACGCGCTGTGTCAATTAGGTAACTATGGCAATCGCCTCGTATGTTCGCTACATTTCGAGATCGTGAGCGGGCGCAAAGAGTCACTCCTTGCGCAAAGTAATCAACAGCTCAGGGTGCTCGAAAATCGCTATGTCGAGCTACGATCAATGGCAGATGGCTCACTGCTACGTACCGCTACTTTTAACAACGTCGATCATATTGTAGTCCCGATTGTCACTGCGGTAGGTGACAACGTATGGTGGCCGGCGAATGCGCCCACGCCGGAATTTGTTCCTGCGAGTGTCCTAGCCGCGCATGCGTTTTCTCGCAACAACCGTCCTATCGTCATGGGGCATCCGAAGTCGGGCGGGGATTATGTTAGTGCGAACGACCCGAAAATCATAGAAGAGTGTGGTTTTGGTCAAATGTTCGCGTCCCAGTTTGAAAACGGTAGGATTAAAGTTGAAGCATGGCTAGATCCGGCCAAAGCAGAAAAGGTAGGCTCTGACGCCGTGGCGGTGTGCGAGAGATTGCAGTCCGGCGAGCAAGTGGAAGTAAGCGAGGGAGATTACGTTGTCACGCGAATTGAAAAAGGAGAATTCGGCGGCAAGCCCTACGGCGCGGTATGGATATCTGCTGTGTCGGACCATCTCGCGATGCTCGCGGAAGGGGATGTCGGTGCGTGCAGTAATGAGATGGGATGCGGAGGGCCGCGAGTCGCCGTGTTGCGCGCATCTGACGGAAAGGACGATAAATGGGCATTCGGTGTTCCTACTGCGGGAGCCACTATCTCGACTAGTGCTCTGCATACTGCTGCGTTATCGCAAGCCCGTCGTCCGTCATTTACTGGCACTGAGTCTGTTCGTTGGTCGAAACCCTCGTTCGCGGATTACATCAAATATCTCGATAGTAGTAGCGAACCGCCCAAAACCGTTGCACAATGCTCGTCAGAGTTGAAAGAGAAAATTGCAGTGCACACATTGCTCGGTGATCCTTCCGCGTCGTCGTTTGCGGATCTATCACTATTCCCTGTCGTCAATCCTGCGAACGACAAACTTAACGAGCGTGCGTTACGCGCAGTATTGTCGGGTCGCGGCTCCGCGAGCGTGTCGGATGTTGCTCTTGCTTCTGCGCAAGAAATCGCGAGGCGGCTACTTAATTCCGAATTCTCGGCTAGCATCGTAACATCTCAGGAGGGCAGGATTGTCATGGGACAAAGAAAAGACAGCCTTTTCAAGCGCATGCTGGCTTCTATTCGCGCGTCTATGTCTAATAACGATCTCCGCTGGCAGCTATACAAGGCCGTTAGCAAGCTTGAGCCGGGCGTCGAATATGTCGAGGACGAAGATGTTGATACTGGTATTTTCCGGTACGTTGTAATCGTGCGATATGGGGACTATTGGATGGATGATTCTGTTATCGAGTATCACTACTTCCAGCGGACTTTTACCATCGACGGTGATAACAATGTTACAGTGAATGACGACCGCGTCGAATACGTCTACGATGAAAACAGCGCATGGAAGCCCTTAAACGAGGTTTTTGCTGATACACCCGAGATGACCGCAAATTGCGAATGCAAGCACAAAGGAGATGACAACATGAAGCCGACCGTAAGCCAAGCACAGAAGGACCTTGTCAGCCGACTGATCACGTCGTCGGGTTCGCCTTTTGAGGAGTCGGATCGAAGCACTTTGGAATCGATGTCTGAGGACAAGCTCGGGGCGCTGGCAGACGCATACAAGGAGGCTGAGAAAGTCGCGGAGAATCCGGCCGCGCCTATCGCTGAAGCGTCAACCGTTACGGCCTCTGCTGCCTCCCCCGCAGCCGGCCAGCGCGTCCTCACCGAAGCCGAATACCTCTCCCTTAAATCCGCCGCGGATGCATTCCAGCGGCAGCAGGAGCGCCACCGCGCGAATCTCGTTACGTCTCTCAAGGCAGCGTGCGGCAGCGCTTTCACGGAAGCCGACCTGAACGGGCTTGACACGCCCGTGCTCGAAAAATTGGCCGCCTCACACCATGTAGACATGCCCGCGACTGTTGATTTTTCCGTTCGCGGGATTCCGACTTCGGGATTGTCTCTGTCCGAAGCAGATAAGCTTAAAGCGCATAAGCCAAGCGATACGTGGGGGCTGGCGCTCGCTAAGAGGAACAAACAGCCGAATAACGTCGCGAATTGATCCTGAAAAACGGGGCAAAAGATACGATACATAAAGGAGAGAAAAACCAATGCCACTTACCAAGCTACCGCCCAATACGATCCTACTCTCGGGGCGCGCCAGAGCAACAATTATTAACGATCTTCCAATCATCGATACTGGAGCGCTGCCCGGGCACTTTGTCGAGAAATTCGTATCCGACGGCGTGCTGGCCTTTCGCAAGGTTACATCCGCGACGGGAATGCAGTCAAAATATATCCTGCTGGAGGAGGACTATAAGAACAAGGCGCTAACTGAAGCCTACGTGTCAGGCTCGCCCGCGATGGTTGCCGTGCTGGAGCGCGGCATGACGGTGTGGGCGTTGCTTCCTTCAGGACAGGACATTACGGCTAGCGATTACCTGCAACAAAACGGTGACGGTAACCTCAAGGAAGCAACGGCTACTACTGCGGCCGCTAACGTCGCACACTATCAGGCGCTCGAAACTCTCGGCGCGATTACTACACTAACGCGCTGTCGCGTAGACGTGATTCAGTAAAGTTAATCGACCGAGAATAGGAGAGGATGAACGAAAATGGAACTACAAATCGCAACAAGCGCCTCGCAGCTTTCTATCCTTGCGGGCGTTCCTGGGCATATTTCTGATCCTGTTGCCTATATCCGGGCTAACAACCCGATGCCGTTGCACGCCGAAGAGATTATTGAAAGCGGGATCACAGAAGTTGCGCTTGACGATCTCGTTCTTGTTGGCGATCTTTACGCCCGCGGTCTCGAAACGCCACTGCCAAACTGGTTAGGCCACATGGACATGAAGTGGCAGAAGCGATCGCGCGTAGGTAACCCTGTGGCGTCGCTAACACCTGAAGTCGGGCTCCGTCGTGAGGACGCCAAATTCGATCTCGCGCTTGATGGCCTGCCTGTATACTGCTGGTCTGCCGAGTTTTCTATTCATCCGAAACTCTGGGCGGAGTGGGAACTTGCGGTCTCGCGCGGGCTTACCGATACGATGCTCGACGTGTCGATCGTGCAGGACTACATCCGGCGTATGAACGAGGCGATCGACTTAGCAGTGATCGAGGGCCCGCCGATTGCACCCAACGGTGTGCATATCGATGGACTAATCGACACGCCTAACGTATCGCCCTTTGGCTCCGGTACGCTCTGGGACGCGTCAGGCAAGACCGGCGCGCAAATCTACGACGACATCGCCGCGGGGATCGACGTCATGCAGGCGCAGCATCACAACGGCAAGGTCGTTCTCTACGTGTCGAAAAAGTACAATCGCGTGCTGAATCGCGATTACGTCACGACGATGGCGAATACCAAGTCGATCCGCTCGCGTATTCTGGAAGACACCGACGTGCAAGATATCGTCATGGTGCCGACGCTATCCAAAGACACGGTACTACTGATCGAGCCGAAGAAAACCAATCTTGACGTTATCGTCGGACAAAGGCCGACTGTGTTTTCATGGCTTAGTGAGGGTCCGGTCGGACTTCAAGTGCGTCGGTTTATGGCCGTGGCTTGTGTGATGTTGCGTATTCGTGAGGATTACGATGGGCAAAACGGCATAGTCAAGCTCGTGCCGACTGTTTAAGCCACAAAGGAGCTAACACAAAAGGAAGGAAGGAAACGTATGCCGACCTATAAAATCCTACGAGGGTTCTTCAACCTCGAAAAAGAAGACGGAGAACGCGAGATCAAGAAGCGGGGCGACACTATACGGCTGTCTGAAAAGCGCGCCGTGAAGTACGGAAATGCATTGGAGATCGTTGCAGAGGCGGGCGCTGAACTGGTAGCAGTTATGCCACGCGAGGAAGGAAAGGCAAAGGTCAGACCCGCAAAGGAGTCTCTGCGGTGATCGTTCGTGTTGTAAAGCAGCATCGCAACATCGGACGCGTCGAAACCGATTATCCGTGCTCAACAATGCGCAAGGTGTACTGGGACGACGGTATCGACGTGGTTTTGTACGACGTCGGCGGCGATCCGGCTAAGGAAATCAAAATCGAAATGCCAAGGGATGGTAAGCGCGTATTCGTTATGAACGATCGTGGGGACACGACGGACTCGATTAGTTGGCCGATCGGCACGAAGGACAAAGACAGGGAAAAGGACAAAAAGAACGTAAGTGAAGAGCCCGAGAACGCAACGCCCGAGCTTCGTGTAATGGTTTAGCTTATGCCCGTCCCTGCACTAGTTTCAACTCCCGGCGCCGCGAACGCGAACACGTACGCGGATCTTGCATATTACAAGACGTTTATTGCGACGCGGCGGCCGAAACTCTCATGGGCGACGCTGGCGGCAGGATCGACGATTGACGACGACTTGACCGTTGATTTACTCGCGGCGGCGAAGTTGCTTGACTCGGGTTTCGTGTGGACGGGACAACCGGCGAACGCAACGCAAGCGCTTATTGCCCCGCGTATCGGCTGGCTAAATCGCAACGGTGTTCTTATCGATCTGTCTATCGTACCGGACGGCATGAAAGACGCGCAGTGCGAACTCGCGGCAACGTTGCACGATGGCGACGTGATCACGGATGACGAAGCCGCGAAGGCGAATGTCCGAAGCGTCAAAGCGGACACGGTCGCGGTGGAGTTTCAGAGCGTTTCTGATTCACTGGAGGCAGTCAACGCGGCTATGCGGCGGCGAGAATCGCAATTCACGTACTTGTCGATGCCGGCGAAAGTGCGCATGTATCTGGTACCGTCGTGGTACGTGCAGGCGGAGATGAGTAGAGATGCGATCTTCGAGGTGCTGTGATATGAGGAGGCAAAAAGAAACACTTTACATCTCAATGTGGAAATGTGAGCGTTGTGGTGATCTCGTTTTTCTGGTTTCGGGTGTTGGACGCTATTGTCTCTCGGGATGCTGTGAATGAGTTTTCCATTCTCCAGTCTCATTCGTCTTGGCGTGACTCTCGCCGATTCCTTCACTGAAGACGGCCAAGCGACGATTACGCACGAGGCATGGATCGGGCAAGACAGATTCGGCAAGCCGACATACGCGACCGCAACAAATCCGCGATGCGTTATTAGTAACAAGTTGCGTACGATTGTCTCGACGTCGGGGCAGTTGATTACGACAGTGTCAACGTTGACGTTTACGACGTTGCCGGCCGCGAATGGCGCACTTGGACGCCGTGAGCCGATAGACCCACGAGATCGGATAACTCTCCCGGATGGATTTTCAGGTCCGATCGTGTATAGCGGCGCGCCGATCGATCCGACAACAGGCAAGGGATACATTCTGAGTGTTGCGCTGGGGGCGAGATAAAAACATGCCGAGCACGGTTGACATATCTCGCGCGCTTGCTATCGACGGATGGATGTCCGAAGAAGAATTACTGTGGCTTGCGAGCGTCGCGAGTCAATCATTTCGGTGTGTTGAGATCGGTACATATCTAGGGCGTTCGGCTCGCGCTATTGCCGATAGCCTACCTGCCCTAGATGGCCTGAGCGGATGTCTGTATTGCGTTGATCCGTACAAACTTTTTGACGATCCAGTTTTGGGTGGCAAATCGCAAGTCGAACTGCAACAGATCCACGAACAGGCGCAAGACAATCTAGCGGATCTACGGCAGTGCTATCAACTTGTAATGCTCTGCGAAACGTCCGCGTCGGCAATTCGACATTTTGCCGATTCTTCGCTTGATTTTGTTTTTATCGATGGTGAGCACACTTACGAAGCGGTAAAACAGGATATCTCTCTGTGGCTGCCGAAAGTCAGGCGCGGCGGCTTAATTGCCGGCCATGATTACGGTGTTTACCGTAGCGTTACAGACGCAGTTGATGAGGCGTTTTTAACAAGTCACATGGGAACCTCTGACAATGTAAAGATAGGGGCAGTCGGAAGTATATGGGCGGTTCGCATAGGCGCATAAAGGAGGGACAAGCGACATGAAGATTACCGTGGCAATGATTACGATGGATCGCTCGTCTCGCGGCAAGGCAAATTATTTACCTATTACATTGGCGAACATGAAGCGCGCAGGTGTATTTCAGTCCCGACACTTGCACGCGCTTCATGTTTTCGATTCTGGATCGCCGGATGGATGGCTACGGGGGATAATCAATGAACAAGGCATCTCGGCTGAATGTCATTATCCTATTGCTGGGCCACGCCTTGCGTGCGAAAATTGCGGCACTGCTTTGGCTACCGCAGGGCTTACAGACTGTGATTATGTGTTGTTCTGCGAAGACGATTTGGACGTATCGGATGGGTTTCTAGATTCGGTCGCGGATTGGTTACACGATCACGGCGAGAACGGCAATCAATATCCGTTATTTGCGTTCGGTGCTGCATACGACCAGATTAATCAGAATTTTGCTCGCGGCGCAACTGCTTGGGTCTATCCCGTTCGCGCTTTCTACGGCACACAATGCTTTGCGTTACGCCCCGCCGATGCTGTTTCGCTAGGCTCATATGTCGAAAGTAATCCTTTGATCGGTGGGGTGCGAAATCCAAACGCTTATGACCTAATGTTCCATCTTTGGGCGGACATGAAATATCCGGGCTGCTCGTTTCTTGCTTCCGTGCCGTCTTTTGTCGAGCACATTGGGCGTGAATCGGGTTGTACAGGCAAAGACGAAACACATACATTCCCGTGGCGAGGCGCAGATTATCGATATCGTTCGCGCGGCCGGGCACTAATTGCAGCATGAAAAGAGAGAGGAGCAAGAAAAAAACATGAAAGTACTTTTCATTGGCGACTCTCCGACGGTATCTACCGGTTTCTCGCGCTGCACTCGTGCTGCATGTGACACGCTGCATGCTTCTGGTCATGACGTTACTGTGCTTGGTATGGGCTACTACGGCGATCCGCACAATTTTCCGTATCCTATCTATCCGTGCATCGCTCCCTTTGACAACGGACGCACATATGGGGGCGAAACTCGTCTTCCGTCGATGATTGCGCGACTCAAACCGGACGTTGTTGTCATTTTGCAGGACCCGTGGAATATCCCGCCGTATTTTGAGGCACTGGACGAAGTAAAGACGATTTGCGACCGAGACGGTATTCTGTTCGATATCCCTCCGATCGTCGGATGGATTGCTGTGGACGCGCGAAATCAAAAAGGCGAACAGCTCGCGCGACTTTCGCATCTTATGGTCTGGACAGGATTTGCAGGTAAAGAGCTAATTAAGGGCGGCTACACTGGCGCGTACGATATCGTGCCTCTTGGCGTCGATACTGATCTATTTCACCCTCGCAATCGCACAGAATCGAGGCGAGACATTGGCTTGATCGATGCCGGAATCTCACCTGACGCGTTTATCGTTGGCGTCGTTGGTAGAAATCAAATGCGTAAGCGTCTTGAACTCTCGCTATGTTACTTTGCCGAGTGGCTGCGTCGAGATCAAGTCGCCAACGCTTATCTGTACCTGCACGTAGCGCCTACCGGTGAGCGATCCGCGGACTTGCGCCAGCTTGTTAAGCACTACGGGCTCGCTGGAAAAGTTATCGTCAATACGCCGAACATCGGTACGGGTGATGACGACTCGATTATGCCGCTCGTTTATAACGCTTTTGACGTCTATATGAGCCAATCGCAGGCGGAGGGATTCGGGTTACCCGCGCTTGAAGCTATGGCGTGCGGGATTCCGTGCATCTTGCCCGACCATTCCGCGTTTGGCACAGACGGCTGGATTGACTCGTCGGTTAAGACGCCCAAAGTGCCTTGCTACGTCGATTCTCTTACCGCGCCTTTAGGCAATAGTCCTTACACGGTCGGAAGTTTGCCGGATCGTGACTGGACGGTAGAGATATTGTCGCATCTGTGCGGTAATCCTGAGGCCAGAGAGATGTACTCGCGTCAAGGAATACAGCTCGCGAAGAATCTAACGTGGAAGCGCGTGGGCGAGATGTTTGTAGGATCGCTAGAGCGGTTGTTTCTGAATGCCGATTACGATGCCGATTGCGCTACAGAGGAGGTACACGCTCGTGGCTGATTTTACTCTCCGCGGCGTTGACGACTGTAAGCGTCGGCTTACGGCGATCGAACGCAATTCGCGCGATGCGCTGTCAGACGCCGCAATGCAAGAGGCCGAACAAATCGCACAAAGATCGCGAGATGAGTTCGTTCCTGTTGAGACCGGCAACTTGCGCGATACAATCCGTGTCGTCAAGGGCGAATTGTCACAAGGTCGCGATTCCGGTGGACGCTTTACAGAAGGCTCGGCGGTTGAAATTATCGTAACCGCGGGCGATGATACGACGCCGCAGGCCGTCGCGATTCATGAGCATCCGTCGCCGCACGATCCACCGTCATGGCAGGGTGTAGACGTGCATTTTAATCCGTCGGGGCGAGGACCTAAATATTTGCAACAACCTTTGCTTGAGTCCGTGCAAGGTATGGCCGAGCGCGTAGGATCGAAAGTCGGAACGAGACTAGGATAAGAAAATGACTAATCGGCTGCTTCTTATCGGCTTTTTTGTTTTCGCCCTGTGTGCGTTGTTCGTTGTTGTCAGTCACGCGCAAGTCTCTGGCATCTCGTCTCGCACATTTGGGGATCGCCACTGGCGGGCGCCTGTCGCGAATTCGTCTCTGCTTCCCGCGTCCGGCAACTCACTCAACGATCGCATTTGCACAAACGACGACGGTAGCGAATACTGGTGGGACGGCGTGACGTGGCAAGAGGTGCTTGCGGGTGCCGGCGAACCCGGACCTCAAGGCGAGAAGGGCGACCCTGGCGATCCAGGCCCTCAGGGGCCGCAAGGCGTCGCGGGGCCGGTCGGTCCTCAGGGGGTACAAGGGCCTCAAGGAATTCAAGGCGTACAGGGGCCGACAGGAGCATCGGGTGCGGCAGGCGCCACAGGTCCTACAGGGCCACAAGGAGAGAAGGGGGACAAGGGGGACGCGGGAGATACTGGCCCGGCCGGAGCTACTGGGCCAACAGGCTCAACAGGCGCTCAAGGGCCGCAAGGTCCGGTAGGCGCCGCGGCCTCGATCACGACAGGGGCCGTAGTGACCGGTGCTCCGGGTACGTCCGCCGCGATAATAAATTCCGGAACGTCATCCGCTGCGGTATTTGACTTTACGATTCCTCGCGGAGATGTCGGCCCCGCGGGAGCAACGGGCGCAACTGGCAGTGTGGGGCCTGCTGGCGCTACGGGCCCTGCGGGCGCGACAGGAGCAACAGGCCCCCAAGGACCCGCCGGACCTGTCGCGGGGACCGACACGCAAGTCATATTCAACGACGCTGGTGCCGCGGCCGGTGACGCCGGTATGACGTACAACAAGACGACAGACACGATCTCGCTTGTTGGATCGGCGAAAGCAGGGAATTTAAAACTCACGGGGAATACATTATCATCAGAGAATACGAACGGGAATATCCGCCTGATTCCGAACGGCACTGGACAAGATCTTTTGCCGGTCGGTTTGCGGTCTGCTCCTGGGCTCGCGTTCGACTTGGCGGCTACACGCGGGATCTACGGGGCAAATGGCGGGTTGCACGTATCGATCTCCGGTACCAACGTGCTCGGCATTGATGGCGGCGGATCTGGCGCGGGCGCGGTTCTCGTTCGTTCGGCAGCGCAATTTGGATTTTCAAGCAGCGAGCCCGACAGTACAGGACTTGATACGGGAATGAAGCGGGACGCAGCAGGAACGATCGCGTTTACTAACGGTAGCTCTGGCACTGGTAATATGCGCGTTGGGAAAATCATCCAATACGTCCAGGCTCTCGCGATCGCGGATAACGGCAACGGGGCGACGCGAGCCGCCGCGACTCTCACGGCGACCACGAGCTATGTTACCTGCGCTTGTAGCGACGCGCAGGGGTGCGACATAACGGTTTCCGAGACCGGCGCCGTGGACGGGCAAATGCTGGTGATAGTAAACACGGGCGCGAACGTCTGCGGCTTTGCGGATTCAAGCGGCGTGACGGAAATGGCGGGGAACTTTGATATCCCACAGTGGGGAAGTTTACGTTTAATGTACGTGACCGATAGGTTTGTAGAAACCGGAAGGAGCACAAATTGAAGAAATCCGCGATTATCACTGTCGTATTACTTACACTCTTGGTTACGCCGTCAGCGTTCGCGGTGACGCGCTCATGCACTGCGGGGATGGTGACATTAAACATCTGCCGGAGCACGTCCGACGTAGCTTACTGTCTCGCGATCGGCACATCGGACCCGGACGGTATAGGCCCTCTACTTGCGCCGTCGCAGTTACTCCAAGACGCATTCGCGGTAGTCGGGAATTACCAAACGCCAGCGGCGTGCACAAGCGAAATGGTTACCGGCGGAGTTTGCTCCTCAGGGCAGATCGGCACTTTAGTCGCGATCACCAAGGCGCAGTTCGCGGATATCGCGGTGCGACGATATGTCATGGAGACGATCAGGCGCTATCGCGCAAAGCTCGTGCTAGACGCTGCGCAAGTCGCGACCGATACAGAATCGGCACCGGACATTGGAAACTAGTACTAAGCACACATATGAAACTGCATCTTCATCTAGCGGACTCCGGGCTGTCACTTTCCGACTTGTCGCTGCGAGTCTATGAAGGTGATAGTCCGGTATCGCTGTCGTCGCTTTCGCTATCGCCGGTATCATTGCTTGGAACAGATTACGTCCTCGATGGGATTCCTTCGCTCGAAACAGTTGGCGGACTTACGGTCACTTTTGAAAGCCCAGAAGGTGTATTCCATGCGTATCGATTTGGTGTTGCTGATCGCCAGCCGTTGAACGTGATAATTCCGATTCGAGAGGTGTTCTCTGATCCGATTAACGCGCTCTCGATTCGTATTTTCAAAGACGGCGTCGAAACTGTTCCCGATGATGCCGATGTAGTACAGCTTAATCCGGATGGCGAGTACTCGGTATCGGGTTGGGCATCTACGCCGATTAATGAGCAATGGTCCGTGCGCTGGATTTACAACGGTCTCGTCTACTCGCATCAATGGACCGGCACGACAGGCAATACGGGCACGTTTTATCAATCAATTCGCGCAATGCAATCGCCGATACCTTACAAAGTGGACGGCGACAACCGGCAATTGTTCTCGTGCAATTTTATCGCTACTATCGTCGCGCCCACTTCGCACTTTGAAGAGGAAATAGAAGAAATTCTTAAAGTCGGCCCAGGCACGCCGCCGATCCCGCCCGACGAAATTGTCTATTTAGGCTTCAAGGGATCGCTGCCCGACGATAGCGCGTCTGAACCATTTAACGTTATCATACCTACAGGAGGATACGAACCGGACGAATCACATGACACGAAACGCGAAAATCGAGGCTTGCAAATCATTACGTGCGCGACCGATTACGAAACTGCCAGGGACAGGGCTGAGGCCGTCTGGCATTACCTCGACGGGCTGCGCGCGGTTGTTGTATCGCTATAGAAAAGTTAACGCCGCCGAATAAAAAAAAGGAGACATAAACCATGCCTGTCACACCCGGAACTTTGCCCGTCGCAGGACATGCGGCGATCCACGCAATCGAGGTAGATCCTTCCGGCTCGCAAGGAGTCTTTACAACTGTGCCGGAAGTTACGAGTTCTATTGATTGGGATACTACAAGGGAAAAAACAGTTATCACGCCGCACGGCGCGGGAGTGAGCTCTAACATCGTTTCTCAGGTTATCACCGTCAACGATATATCTGGGGAGATGACGTTCAAGCATGCTAACACTGTGCATGCTGCGATGCTTAACCACTACCTCAACAAGGTGCAGTTCGGATGGATGATGGTCGGCCCGGACGGGACAGCGCCCAGCACTGACACCGTTATTTGTTCCGGCGAATTTACAACGTTCAAGAAGATGGCACCAGCGCGAAACGGCGAGTACAAGGTAGGCTTTGTATTTACGCCGTCCGGACCGTTCAAGGCGAACGGTGTGATTTATTCGTAGTAGCAAAAACAAGGTAGGCAGTTTCACTTTTCTCGAAAGGTAAGGAAACTCAAATGGCTAATCGTCCGTCGTCTCGTTCGTCCGCAAAGAAGCCCAAGTCGCAGGCCGAAATCAATCGTATCAAGCCAGTTGGTACACTATCTTTATCTGTACTGCAAGAAAAGTCATCCGTCGTCGAGACGATCAACGTTAAGCTGCCGGATGGAGAGATCTATGAATTCTATCATAAACCCATGACAGTAGGAGTATCTGAGAATTTTCTAGACCAGTCCACGTCTAAGAATCGTGTGGAGGCTGTGCGCAATCTGCTCGCGGAGTTGCTGGTAAACAAGGACGGTACGCGGCTTGTCGAGGACGTTGAAGACTTGAGCAATGTCTCGTGGAAGGTTCTTAATTCGATTTTTGAGGCGATCAATGCCTCTGATCGCGAGGAACCGGGGGAAGACTAAGGCGAAGTCCGTTCCTTCGCCAAGTATATCGACTAGCGGCGCATTTTCGTGAGTGGGATGTGGAAGGTCCGAACGGGTTCATGTCCCGGCTTACTGTGCAACAGTTTTGGTCGTGGATGTCATTTGACCGGTTGTATCCGTTTATGCAAGAACGGGAGGATTGGCGGATGGGCACCGTGGCATCGGCGATTTACAATACCAATATTGTCGACAAGGACAAGATGACGACTGCGGGGGATTTCGTGTATCCGACGATGGAGGAGATTATCGAACGAGACGTAGAGAGGAAAAACGAGCAACAGGCATGGAACGGCTTATCCGAACGTGAGCAAAAAGACTCTGACGTGCGTGCTTGGGAGCAGCATATCGCACGAATGACGGCCGGACGAAAACCACTTCAGACGACGATCAAGGGATAAGAAGCAGAGGGGCAAAAAGGCAATGGCCGCGACCGTAAACGTCGGCACTTTAGAAGGTCTGCTTCGTTGGAAAGCGGATGATGCTGACGTTCAACGTTCGCTTAATACCATTGCCAGTAAGGCCAATATCTCGCGTACGACCTTGTTCGAATACGGCAAGGAATTAGTCGGTGTCGAAAAAGCCTACAAGCGTGTCGCAGCGTCAATCGATCCAGCCGTCGCTGCTGAGCAGAAACTAGAGACGGCTACGCGTGCACTAAACGCTGCGTTAAAAGCCAATCTGATCGATCAGCAAAAGTACAACGCGCAACTTGACCTAGCGCGTGCGAAATACACCTCAGCGCAGAATCCGCTTGATCTGCTCAAGGGTCGTGTAGGTGAGCTTTCTGGCAAAGTCGGTGAGCTGGGCGGCGTCATTGCCCGTTTTGGTGGTTCGGCTGGGGCAGGTCTCGCGAGTGTCGCATCATCTCTCACCGGCATAGGTAGTGCTGCCACCGGTGCGATCGCCTCCCTTGGCCCCCTGCTTCCTGTCATAGCTGGACTAGCCGCCGCCGCCGCGCTGGTCACAGTGGGCTTCAAGGGCTTCGAGGCGCTCAAGGACATCGTCTCGGACGGCATGGAGACCGAGAAGATACTCAACAAGCTCAACGCGACGATGAAGCTCAACGGCTCAATCTCGGGCATGTCGTCGCGTCAGTTAAACGATCAAGCCGAGAAGTGGGCACTACTGACCGGGCGCCAGGACGATGAAATCCTGACCATGGACACGGTACTGTCACGGTATGACAAGCTCACCAAGGATACGTTCCCCAGAGCGCAAGTTGCGGCGCTGAATCTCGCCAAAATTACTGGCGGTGATCTTGCTGGCGCTTCCGAAAAAGTAGGCATCTTACTCTCTGGCGGGACGCGATCGCTAAACGCTTTCCGGGAAGCTGGAATCGTTTTGACCGCCGGCCAGACTACGATGCTCAAAAAGCTGGTCGAGACCGGCCAAGGTGCTGAGTACGTAGCCAAAGTGATGGAGCTTCTTGAGGGCAAGCTCGGCACCAATATTAAGACCGCGGACACGCTCGAAAAGGGCATGAAGAATGTCCGCTACATCTATGGTGAATTCCGCGAGGCGATTGCGGGCGAGCTGATTCCTGCACTTGAGCACTTCTTCTATTCTCTCGTCAAGCAGCTTGGTGGGTGGGAGAACATTCTCATTGTGGCTACGAAGGTTGGCGGTGTTATCAGTCGCACTCTCGCCAACATGGTGTACAGCGCTGAGACAGCCTATCACGCTTGGATGGTTGCTACCGGCACACTAGTCACTACACTGTCAAGGCAATTCGGTGATCTTGCGCACACGATTCTTGAGATCCCGCTACGTATTGCAGATGGCTTCAGCAAACTACCGATACCAATTGCTCCCGCCTTCGCCGCGGCTGCGGCCGGCATTCGCCAGATGCAAATGACAACCGATGCGCTATTCTTGGGCGCGGAAGCCAAGTCTCGCGCGTTTTTGCAATCTCAAAAGTCCGAACTGGCTGACACGATCAAATCATGGAAAGAGCACAAGTCCGCGGTTGAAGGTACCGACGAAATCTACAAGCGAACGGGTAATGCAACTTCTGATCTTGTCGCGCGGAACAAAGAGCTTGAGGCCGCGCTCAAGGCAGTTAACAGTGCAATTGATGCCGCTACCAAAGCCTACGATTCGCTGAATAACACCATCGACGCGCAGGCGCAAAAAATAGGCGAGGAGATATCCGACCGCACCCGCTTGATCTCTGCTTTGATGGCTGGCACTGACGCGTACGAAAAAGAACGCGTTGCAATCGCCGCCGAGAAGCAGATACGTTCTGATCTTGCCGCCGTACAAAAGTCGTATCAAGCGGCGGTTGAAGCGGCAAACAAAGCGGTCGACCTAGCTACAGAAAAGTTCGGTGCGCAGTCCGCGAAGGCATTGGAAGCGCGCACGATACTCGCGCAAATCGTCGCCACGTACGGTTCGGCAGTTTCGGGCCTGAAAGAGCTAAGCGCTGCCAATATCGCATCAGCTCGCGCGCTCGAAGAAGAGAAACAAAAGTGGAAGGACATCGACGCCGCGGTTAAAAGTTACGGCGCCGCGATAGAAGCGGTTCTAAAGCGGACGGCTGAATTCAACCGACAGCTTGCCGTTGATCAGGCGTCGCTGGCAGATCAGAAAGCGCGAATTGATCTTGAAACGCGCTATGGTACCGTAGTAGCCGACCTTGCCGTCCGTCTCGGCGCGGTGTCGGATTCAACGCGTAAAGTGCGTATTGAAGCGGAAGCGCTTAATAATGTTCGAGCAGCCGCGCGTCAAGGGTTGACCTTAGATCTGGAAGCGGAAATCCAAAAGCTCACCCTGCAAGATGCACAACTACAGGCAATCAAGAAGCAACAAGCCTTGCTGGAGATCAAGGCTGACGTCTGGCGTCCGGTGACGGACGGTTTCCAAACCGCCTCAGGTATCATTCTAGATGGCATATTCAGTTGGAAGGGCTCGGCCAAAGACGTAGCCAGCGATATCGCACACAATTTGATCGACTTCCTAGTCAAGGCGTTTCAGGAGATCTTGCAACGATGGATCACGCTGCAAATGACCATGGCGGCGGTAGAGCGTTCGCGGCTCCTGTCCAATGCCGCGATTGGCAATGCCTCGGCTGCGTCGGGTGCCGGAGTTACAGGCTTGCAATCTGTCGGGCTAACTTCTATCGGCTCGGCAACAACCGGCAACGCGTCGATGGGTGCGTCTTTGTCGCAGTGGGGCACGTACGCGGCATACGGATTCCTTGCCTGGGTGGGCTTTAAGATTGTCGAAGGGTGGACAAAGGCGCGAACGAAATACGGTGAAGCGTCTATCGGGGGTAGCACGTCCGGGGATCGCCGCATTGCCAGTCAGATATCTCAAACTATTACTGATCTTGTGCAGCAGGTTACTGACTTAGCGTTGCAATGGCACTTAGGGCTTGTGTCACTGACTCGCGGATCTGTGACAATCGGTGCGAATTCGGACGGTTCTATTATCGTCAAATCGCTGATCGATAACGTCGGTCGCGTGTTCAAGACGATGTCTGAAGCGCTGGACTATGCGAAGGTACAGGCACTTAAATTCGCTACGTTCTCAGATCAGGTATCAGAACTTGTCAAGGCGGCAATTCTCAAGTCCCGCGCAACGACGACAGAGGGGCTACAAGCTGATATCGACTTTGCTAATCGGCTCGTGACGCAAAACCTATCTGAAATCGAGCAACAGTTTCACTCGTTCTTGCAGACGTTCGTGGAGGATTTTCATCATTTGCTCGATTTGTTTGGGCCTGGCTCGTTACGGAGCTTGAGTGATTTTACACAACTGGGCGCCGCTGCCGAATCCGCGATTACCAGTCTACTCGGTGGCATTCAGGGCATGTACGATCAGCTTACCGGGCATAAAGTAGACCAAGACGCGATAGATGAGCGAAACCGGGTTGCGTTTAATGCGCAGCGGGCTATTGTTATTGCCCAACTGACTCTGCTGTATGAAGAGATCAAGGCGCGAATCGCCGAGTATCAGGTGCGTTTGCGGATCTTGCAGTCCGGTGTTCTCGGTGGCGGTGGTGGTACTGACGCAGGAACGCCTAACACAAACGATTCAGGCTCGCGATCGAAGGGCGGTGGCGTACTTACGCGTGACGATCGCAACCCCACCGGCGATAGCGGGTTGGCAGCTTTATTACAAGTATTGGACAATCTTGCTCGTGCCATGCAAGGGCTGCCTCCTGAGATCGCGCCCGGCGGTGTACATCGCGGCGGCGGCGGCCGTGGAGCCGCAAGCCGCGACTCCGTGCAGTCGTTCATTGACGATAGGCGTTTTCAATTATCGCTATCGGCGCTTGATGATTTCCATCGGCAGCTTAAGCAGATCGAACATGACTACGCGGCACAGATTACGGCGGCAGGTAAGGACAAGAAATTACGTGAGCAGTTACTCGCTCTACAGCAGCAAGAGACAGCAGCGGCGGTCAAAGCGCACGAAGAGGAAGTTGCTGCTCGACAGGCCGAATTGCGCACCGAGTTTGGTCGCTTGGTCGCGCCTGACGCATTCGAGCAGGCTACTCGCCAATTCGAGGACATGAAAAAGGAGATCGAGAAAGCCGGATTCGGCGCGGACGAAACCGCAAAGATGATCGCCGGGCTAACTGCGGCAGAAATCGACGCGATAAACAAGCTCGCGGATCAGCAATTCTCGTCGCTGGTTGGCGATTTGTCTAATATTATCGCAGAGAGCGAAACCAACGCGGAGCAAAATAAGTTGCATAATGAGTTGCTGCGCGCGCAGGAGATTATCAACTATCAGATGAAGATGGTACAATTGCGTGCTGATTATGCAATAGTCAGGGCGAAGGGGTTGCTAACTCAACAGGAGTTGGCGCTACTCGACAAAGCTTTCGGCTGGATCGACGCGAACGCGAATATTCTGCCCGGCGGGGCCGACTGGGCGCCGAGTTTCGAGCGCGTATCTACCGCTGCGTCGGACATGTCTTCTGCGGCCGCGAATCAGAACGACGCCGCGGACAGGTTACGTACCGCGGTCGAATCACTTATCGATTATCAAACGTCGCTGCATACGGATGCGTCGCTAGGGCTTGTCGATCCTCGCACCGCGCTTGATAACTCGCGCGCAGATTACGAAGCGAATCGCGTAAAAGCACTTGCCGGCGACGTGGACGCGATTAGCAAATTCAAAGATTTCGCGGAGACGTATCGCCGCAATCTCGTGGGCTTCTCGCCTTCGTCTGAGCTTACGGCGTCGGTGTTGTCGGGCATAGACGACACGATTAACCGCATCCGGGGGTTACGCTCGGTACAAGCTGCGTTGTCGTCCGACGGACAGGCAATCGTCGGAGGCTTGAACGCGGTATCGTCGGGTGTGGCGATGGTTTACTCGGTCGCGGCAGCGGTAAATGATAATACGAAAGAGACAAAAGACGCGATTCAAGCGCTCACGCCAGATGCGATTGCGGACGCGGCGAAATCGAAACAAGCGGATTATCTCAGTGCGACGTTGGCAGCGCAACAGTCTTCCGCGGCGGCGTTACGGACGGTGTCGGATGATATCAAGGCGCTAGGCGCGAATATCCTTGCTTGGCGGACCGAATCGCGCGGGAACGTCGATGAGGCGTACGGGCAATTGCAAGAAGCGAACGGGAAATTAGCGGCAATTGCCGCGAATACGAAACACGCAAGGAAACTCGCGGGTACAGGTGGATAAGCTCAAACAATAAAAATCCCGAGAGGTATATCCGCACCTCTCGGGTCGGAGACTGTCTCTCGCACCCCTCTTAGCCGCGAATCTGGCCCTCCGCCAGCCCGGTTTCCGCTCCCGTGGCTGTCGTCTCGCTCGGAGCCGCGGGCGTGGACGTAGACGTGACCGTGCCGGCAGAAGTCGTACCGCTGATACCGCCTAGCAACGCTTCGATTCGCTGGTCGATCGCCGCGATCTTTGCCGTAGCGGTTGCGACAGCTTCGTCGTCGCTGTTCGCGCGAGCCGTATCCAGCTCATTTCGCAGCGTGGCCACTTGGGCCTTGAGGTCCCGTACTTCGCCTTCGACTGACGTGACATCGCTGTCCAGGTCCGTGATCTTCTCATTCAACTTGTCCGTCGCTTCACTCATTCGCTTGATCTCCTTTTCGAGTACCATGATTCGTTTCGTGTGCTCGTCTACTTGTGCGCGGTCGATTGCAACTGCTCGCCAGAGGGTACGTAAGAACCATTCGCTAAGTTTGTTTTGTGACGTCGGGCGCCTCCTTTCTTTTCTCTCGGCACTATTGTAACACAAGCTCCGCCCGTGATATACTTCCGCCTATGCTCTTCGGCCTAGAGCCCTTCGGCCTGTCCTCGTTCGGCCTTCGCTACGATCCGACATCGGACTTGTCTGTCGCGAATCCTTTAGCGGGATTGTTATCCGACACGTCCCTGCGTCGGTCCTATCTCGTATACGCTACACCGCTAAACCCCCAGATCGGCGCCCGCGAAGTCGTCAAGCTCGGCGACGGGTTCGCATCTCAATCGGACGACATGCTCCCTTCTCCTTTTCTCTCATCTCTGCCGCACGCACTATTCAAAGCTGGGCTTATTGCGCCGTACTCATCGACAAATCGCGTAATGTCCGATGGCCAAATCATCGAAAGCGCTTTGCCGTCACAAGGCGAAATGTCTTTTGAGACAAACACGAAACGTCTTGCGGAATTGCGATCGCTCGAATGGGACCTTGCGCCAGTCGCGGTACTTATCGGACAGCCGGAATCGCGACTGTCGGAATTCGTAACGATTTATAACGGTGTCGCGGGAACGGTTAATACGTCGTCTACATCGGAATGCTCCGTTCCGCTACTCGACAAGACACATAGACTCAAGACGCCGATTATCACGGAAACGTATCGCGGGTCGGGCGCTGCATTACGCGGCAACGGGACGTCTACCTTCGCGTCAGGAACGTGTGTGTTTCCTGCCGGATCGATGACCGTTGAAGTGTGGATCAGGCCGCGAACTTCCTCGACGGTGCAAAAGGATATACTAGGCTGGCGGAATGGCACATCCGCAGGACTTCGCGCACTGCGACTCATCGCAGGGTCTCTCAACAACACTCCGGCAGCCATAGTTAGAAACGATGCCGGTACCGTGTTCACACTTGCGGCGACTTCTAGTGGCTCGTTTGTTCTCACAACCGCGATCATGTATCATATAGCGTTCGTGCTGGATGCGGCCAATTTAACGTTGACGTTGGTCATTGATCTAGACAATCTCACTCAAAGCGTCTATACGATGCCGGTTTCTGGCACGTTTACGACTGTGCTTTCCAATTTTACGCTTTTGCGAACGCCCGACGCATCGGCTAACTTTGCAGATGTTGATATCGATGAGGTTAGGATTTTCTCGCGAGCGCTTTCGATCGATGAAATCAACGCGAACCGCGACCGGCAGTTATCCGATCCGGCGACGACGGCCGACTATTACAAAATAGACGAAGGCACAGGCTCAACGTTATTTGACTCGGGCCCCGGCGCGCATAATCTCACGATCTCGGGCACGGTCAAATGGGTCGGATCGCTTGAAGGTAATAGCGATCTTGTAGGGCAATATCCGCCTTTGTGGGAAGGCAAGCGGAGGCAAATCGAGCCGGTTAACGTCGATTCGCAGAATTACGTTTATGAAGTCTCGCGCAATCCCGCGACAACGACGGTTACGGTTGCGGACGTTGCTGATAAAGGCGATCCTACATACATAATCGACGCGCCCGTCGCCGACATCTACGATTGGACACCCGTAGCGGGACATTGCGTCGTCTCACGAATGGGCGCGCGGACGTTACTACGGTTACAGGCACCACCACAAGGAGCGTTGACTGCCACTGCCACGACCGACACGACGGATTTTGCCGGTATCATCCGTAAGCTCGCGCAACGCTATCCAGTCGCGGCGAATCGATTCACGGATGCGGAAATCGACTTAGTAGCGTTCGCGCGAACCTCCGCGAGCTATCCGCAGATCGGCGGTATTGGTGTTCGTGGCGAAAATCCTACTATCTGGGATCTCATGCAAGAGCTTGCAAAAAAGTCAGGCGCATGGTTGACTGTACGACGATCCGGCGAGCTTACGTTGCACGTGCTTGAGGAGCCGAGCGCGCCGAAGTTTTTCTTGAACGAAAATGACGTTATCTCCGGCGCCGTCTCGCTGCTCAACAAGACGCTAGCGGTGAAACGCACAACGCTCAATTACCGGCCTTATCAGACAACACAGCAGGCGACAAACCTTGCGACGTCGTTATCTCAAGCAACGAAAGCGGACTTGGCAAAACCGTTCCGGAGCGTATCGACGCCTCTGTCGCCTGCCGTTCTCACGTCCCGCGCATCCGCACTCGACCTACTTCAAGATACCCTTTACGACGACGGCCAGCAGGCGTATACTGAAGCAGTCAGGCGGCAGGCGCTATGGGGCGTTAACCGTGCGACATATTCGCTACCGTTATCGCGAGGGTTATATCAGTATTCAATCGGTGACGTCATTGGTGTTACGATACGAGCCGAAGACGGACAGTATGTTGAGAACTTACGTAACGCGGTTTTAGTTATCGTCGGGTACTCAGAAGACGCGAGCAACAACGCGATCACGTTAGAGGGTTGGGGGTTGTATTACACCGAGATTTACCTGATTACCGATGATGGCGAAGTTTTGATCACCGACGACGGCAGAGGATTGGTGATCGATTAATCGATGAATAGCGAACATTTCGCAACGGAAAGGAATAAGATATGACCATTCAAGAACGGATACGTGCTGTCACGGCCTACAGGAAGTATTCAGACGACTGGCGCGATAGAGTTCTGTACCTCATACATCATACTGTAGGGGAACTCGTATATCGCATCTGCTGTGTTGTAGGGTTGCATAGACTCGGTGCGCGTTTCTATTGGTATACTGATCCGGCATCAAAGAAATTCCATTGGGCGTGGATGCAGAATCAAACTGAATGGATTGAGCAGGACGTTTCCGAATGATCGATACTAATCTGGAACCAAGAAGGCAAAGATTATGCTAGACAAATCATGGGGCACTTTGGGCGAGCTTCTCAATCCTGATAAACCGGAACACCCAGTAGTGAAAGCTGAATACGACAGGCATGCAGCTTGGGGCCATGAACTGGTCGAGATCACTACTCACGACGCCAAATATAAAAGCTATTTATGCAGTTGTGGAATTGGACTCTCTGCGGATCGTTATGGAGGAGGTTAAAAAAAGAAATGGGAAACACAATCGAGATCACGGAAGCGACGGATGAAGAACGAGCTGTACTGGCCCGATTCGGATTCATTGTCGGCGAGAAATACGTAAGGCCCCCAAATCGCTCTGGACTACTAGCGATAATCAAGGAGCACAACCGGATGACGGATCTGGAATCTGTCGCGGTAGACAACGATGATACCTACTGATCGCGACTGGCTGCTGATTTCCGATCGCCTATCCCGCTGGGCGGATTTATCATCATCATCGGTTACGGCCGCGGACATGCCACTGGCGAATATGGTCTCGTCGCAGCAGCCGACAGATCGCTGCCGGTTTATTGATCTCGGATCGCCGATCGAATTTACAGTAGACTTGTCCGCGGCAATGTCGGCACAGGGCGTGACGTCGTACCGCTGCATCGTGCTTGCGTATAATAATTCGTCCGCGGATGGGACATTCTCGGTATTCGGGAATCTCGGATTCACGATAATCGACGCGCCATTGTGGCCAACTCCTGACTGCGGGCGATTCAAGCGGATTCATTCGTATATTTATGTTCCCGCTGGCATACCGGACACGTTTTTGACCATATCGATTAACGACCCGAACCCGCGGCGGCCGGTCATCAGCGCGTCAGGATTCGCGGCCGCGGATTACTTTGAAATCGGTAATCTCTTGATCGATTACGGCATACGGTCGGATATCAACAACGTTGTGCGGCAGCAGGGCACAGTTACCGAGGGCCTTGACGAAGAGTCGAAATTGATCGTTTCGGAAGGCGGGCCGACATTCCCGCGTATACGCCCGCGGTCGTCGCGCAAGTCATTCTCGTTACGGTTTCGGAATAAACAATCGTATCGCGCGGGCATGGCACAGTTGCGTCGTGACGTTGGCGTGTCGGAAGCGGTCATGCTTATTGAAGATCTTAATGGCGCGGAGTTCGCAATGGACGGGATGGTGTATGGTTTGTTTGATGGGCTGCAAGACGTCTCGCTCGCGGATGATAACAATTTCGAGGTCGTAGTTAAAATAAGGGAGATGTTATGAGCGAACCGAGTAAACAAGAAATGCACAATGATCTTGTTATGCGAAGACTCGACAGGATCGTCATCCTACTAGAACGCATCGTTAAAAATCTAGATATGAGCCGGAACATAGGCGGGTGATTAGATGGCCTTTCCCGTCGTCTATCGTCCCTCGAATGGCATTTGGCAGGGTTCAACGTCCGCGACGACCGGCGGGACGGTAACGCTTAATGTCGCCGCGGCGGCGGGCAAGCTCAACTTCCGTGACCGGTACGCGAACGGTGCAACGGGTGTGCCGCTGGAGTTGCAGGACTCGACATCGGGAGTGTACGAGTTTTCATACGGGACGTTGACTTATGGCGGCGGCGGACCTGCGACAGATACGATTTCATCCCGGGTTATTACCTACTCGTCAAATGGTCCCGCGACGCCAGTTGCGTGGGGTGCTGGCACTCGCAACGCGTGGTGCAATGTTGCCGCAGAATCGTTCCTGTTTGCCGAAAACGCGCTCGCGGAATTTAACCCGATTCAGCTAGCACACGCACAAGGAAACCTTGGGATTTCTTTTGGAGTAGACACAGGCGATATTCCTCAGCTTATTGGCACTCCTGTGGCCGGAGAGCTTCCTGTAATTGGCGGTTACAATTTAAAATCACTCCCCCCCACCTATGCCGGCGGCTTGGTCCAAGCGTATACGGGCGCGGCTAATAACAAAATTTGCAGGTTCGTGAGCTTCAACGGCACGACAGGTGTGCTTACCGTCACGACCGCGAATGCAACCGCGACGACAGACACGGCGGCGCAGTTACGCTCGGTGTGGTGTCGCGGGTCGGATTCGAAACTATACCGCCCTGGGTCGATTGTACCGTTCACGCGCTCGCCAGCGATTGTCGCAGGGCAGGAGTATTATCTCGGGACGGTGGGAGATCTACGCACGACACCGGTTACGGTGGACGGCGTCAATAGCCACGGGAGTATGGGGCTGGGATTCGCGAGTGGGTGGTTTTATTTTGATCCTCGCGCGGTTGTTGTCGGTGATACGGGCGGCGTGGCGTTGAAATTGGACGGCGGACATTTCGCCGCGTAAATTTTCGTAAGAAAAAGAAAGCGAGTTGAAGTGTGGGAACACCGATTCGATTACTTCCGAAAAATACGACACCGTCACTAGAAGACGAGATTGCGGAGGCGGCTGTAGGTGGCGGCACTTATCGAATTTCACTGGAGCAACTAGCTAGCTTAGTCGCTGACGTTGTAGTTTCTCTAATCGAAACTGATGGAGCTGGATTTACTGTCAGAGAAGAAACCGGCGCAACAGTTCACCCTATCACTATTATCGAAATCGGAGGCGGGCTTACCCTCGGAGATCCATCTCCCGGAATCGCGCGCATCAATCTGGACAAACACGACGCAGCGAATCATCAGGGAAACTTGTTCCCTGGAGACTCCGATCAGGACTTGGGCGCGCACGCGATCCAGATATCCGAGATCGGTGCGCCAGCCACGCCGACCGCGGGCAAGCAGACAATATTTCTCAGCAGTTCTTCTCACGAACTATCTGTCAAGAACTCCGCTGGCGTTGTGACCTCTCTGGTCTCCGCTGTTGGTGTTCATGATCTCGCCGCTCACACCGGCAACATTATGCCCCTGGATGAGACTCAGTTTCTCGGTCAAGGTGGTGTGAGATTCTCGCCCAGCTCGATCATAAGCACGCCCAGCGGTCTCGATAAGACTCTATTCAACAACGCAGGCACTCTAAGCGTTATAGCCTTTGGCGGTGGAGTATTCCCACTTGCATACATCAAGGATCATCCATCCGTTAAGCTGACTAACGAAACTGTATCATCGTCCGCGACATTACAGGATGATGACGATCTATTCGGAGATGTCACATCGGGGCATGTCTACGCTGTCTATGTGCTGGGTTTTGTTGACAACTCCGGAGATCGAGGAATCAAGGCGGGATTCGGCGGCACTGCAACTGTCTCACTGCTTCGAGCCAATGCGCGACTATACAGCGTTACGAATCTTGGAGATATTGCAGCAGAAACGCTTTCGTCTCTCGGAGCCACAATTGCCGGCGGGTCCGGCGCGGCATCTCCAGATCTAGAATTGGAGATAAAGGGAACTGTCGTGGCTAGCTCTACAGGGGTTTTTAAATTCCGGTGGGCTCAGGAGTCGGCCTCCGGCTCCACAGTGCTCAAGGCCGGCTCCCGGATGCTTTTGACGGATATTACGCCGTGATCTCTAAGGATTACACCACCCAATCTCTCGGCCGAAGAACACGCACTCAACGCGATCCTCGGTCGCAAGGCAAGTCTTGCAGACGTCCTCTCCGAACCCGAACTGTTGGTCACAGGCCCGCGGCGTGTAGCACCCCTCACTGCACTTGGGGACCTGCGGATCGACAAACTTGCAGAAGTAGGAAGGATCGACGGGATCATCTTTAGGGCCGGTTCCGGAAGTGACAATGGCACTCTTAGGAGCCAGGTTACAGAAGCCTGCAAAAGGGGCGCAGGAGTGAACCGATCCGCTATCGGCGAGGGAGGCCAGACAGTCCTTGCACTCTTTGACCGTAAGCCCTGTTGCTTCTGCGCACTTGGTCTCGGTGAGGCAGGAGGCGCTTACACAGTCCGGCACGAGCGCAAAAACATCGCCGCAGGTTAGAGACGCCGGCGGGGACGGTTCATAGTCCTTAGGCGTTGCGTCTTCTACCGAGCACGGACCCACGTGCACCAGCTCGATTTGCCTGACTGTCGGGATGGTCCGCGAACCGTCTGCGGTGCATTCCTCTACCTGATAACGGATGCAGTGCGAAACCGGAGCACTGTCCCTGCAATCGTACGCCGAGCTTGAAGACGTATCACACCGCAACAGCTCGCACCCGAACGCCGAGCCAAGGCAGTCGCCGATGTTGTTCCCGTCTCCGGGCTTCATCGCCATGAGGTGCATGTCCGCGGCGGGATAAACCCAAGCTAGCGACCCGGTATGCCACTCTGTGCTGCACGTCGTGACACCTGCAAACCCCGGAGCTGCTGCAATCATCGCCACGACCGCCACTACAGCAACCAACACGAACACACTCTTTCTACACATGGACAACTCCCCTTTGAAACAGGCGGCTCTCGAAATTGAAAGCCGCCTTCACAGCAATAAGACACGATCTTGTCGAGATTGTTTAGTTGAGAGCCCTGCCGCTTACCTGGCAGCGCTCGTGCCTACAGTCCAGGTCTGGCAGGTGACTTCAGCCGTGGGCTCAGGGCCGGTGCATCCGGTGTAAGCCTGGCAAGTCCAAGCTTCGGTGCACATCATGTTCCCAGAGGTTCCTTCGCCGCGCACCTGAGTCATTTCCGCGTTGTTGAGGCGGATAATCGTTTCCTTTGCTAGCACTAACTTCACCAGCTTCGACCTTTTCATGGCTATCCCCTTGCGTGCATCATTCCGGCCTTGTTGGACATGTGAGGATCGTGCAACATGCTGTACCTTGGGTGTCCACCGGGACTTGCGTATCCTTTTATCTTTTATCGTGGACTACCTGTGCACGCCTGCGCAAATCACGCCGTTGGACCGACCCAAGAGAGCGCCGGCAAGGCCGACGGAAGCGAAAAGCCCGCCAGATGTGCTTTGCCGCCCGAACGCACCATAGTTCTGGTACTCGGGCCCGCAGATTTCGCCCCGGGTGTATTCATGGTCGCCCACCTGCTGGCAGGCATAACAGTTGTTCATACAACCGCAAGACCCCGGTTGAAAGGGGCCCCACTGCGCGCAATCGTCCCAGCAGTAATCAAAGCACGAACAAAAACTTTGCCCGCATGACGCACTGACAGGAATGGCGCTAAAAACAAGAAAAACCACAAAAACCACGAGTGCGCTTGTAAGCTGTCTCATTTGTCTGTTCCCTTTCTTTGAAAAAGTAACGGGCCGAGCCGATACTCGCGCCCCGAGTCGAGAGCGACATCAGCCACACGCTGACGTCCCCTCAGTAGATTGGAGGTTGACAAGTCACCTCATAACTTGGCTCACAATAGCACGTATAATAACACGTCTGGCACGTGTCAACGTAAACGCAAACAGTGCCATTGCTATTGCCGGCAGGCTCGGAATAATGGCCCGTATAGCCGCCACGAATCAGAGAATTGGACAGATTCGTGAGAGTCTCTCTAGACAAAGATAACCTGTGAGCCGCTATTTTCTTTTTCATTTTCTTCCTTTCTTCTTCTGGATTATCCAAGAATGGTGGTGGTCTGCGGTTATTGACCAAGCAGCTCATCTCGCAACATTGCCCGTACCTTCTCCATAAGCTCTTTACAGCGCAGCAATCCCTCACGCTCGACAACCATCCATTGAATCACCCGCGTTGCTGCCCGGTCAATTGCTTCATCATACGCCTTGCTGAGGTCGTTGTCAAGTGCTATATCCTCGTACGATCGCATCTCTGGGCTTGGCTCTGGCCCGTCGATGAGATTGCGACACTCGATCATACGAGCAAAGGAAGAGACTTCCGTAGGGAACAGGGCTATCGCTTCGAGTACGACATTGCCGCTAGAATCTAAAACGTTATACGATTGCAGAACATCATCGGTATGAGAGGAGGATTGCGGCTCTAGCCGCCAAGTCGTTATTTCCGACACCTTGCACTTCTCGCACGACCGCAAGTCAACAAACGGTCGGCCGCACTCGCTGCATACGTCATCGTCTTCAAGGTACGCGGGAACAATCAGCGGCGGATGCCACGCGCCGAAGTCGAAAGTTTGATCGTACATTGCGGCGTTCATGAGTCTGTCCGTGCCAGTCGTCTCTGTGCTCATTTCTTTTAGCTCCGCTGATTGTAGAATCCATCATAGAGATCTTCGAGCTTATGTATCCTGTCCTCTAGTTTCGACTGATAGGATGGAGTGTGTTTACGCGGTTCTCTTTCACAATCGCGACAAGCACTACGTAGCCCGTCTGACTTTCTTCTGTCTGAGCTAAAACACAACACATGCAACTCGTGCTGGCATCGTGTGCAGATTTTCGTGCCCGTCGTCGCCGGCTCGTGAGTACCTTTCTTGGGCCGTGCCATATCCATCCTACTCACCGCACTCCTCGGTGCCCTCCCCCAGTCCCATCAAAACATCCCACGCCCGCGCACGGTCGCCTATCAAGCTCGCGAGTTCCTTGCGAGGATCACGAAACTTCTTCAGGTGATCGTAATAGATCTCAGGCTTTCCGCCGTGCGTGGTCGTAACCAGTGCCGCATACGAGGCTGCAAGAGCGTCTTCGGAAGCGCGAGAAACACCTACACGCTTCAGTGATTTAGTGGCTTGCTCAAAGTCCATATCGACGCTCCTCTGTCTGCTGCTGGTGCTCGATGTCGTCACCGCGATGTTCGGCACGTCCGTACACGGTCTCATAGTAATCATCTTCGTCTATGGCTACTTGCGTAGATCGTCTTATTGCGATTTCCGCCGCGATCTCGTCATTCGTCCACAGCGCGATTAACGACTTCTGGGTCTCGGTTGTAGACATGTACCTGCTAGTCTGGTCCTTGGTGCTCATCGCTTTGTCCCCCTCTTTGGTGTAAGCGCCGCAACAAAATCCCGCATTGTCTTGTTACGCTCGATCGGATCATTTGCCAGCTCGCGGCCCGTCTTGTGCCAGCCTTCTGGTGCTGGCGTATCGACATGCGCGCAGCGGACACCCCACTTCGCGCCCGTCTGATTGCGAAAGGTCTCAAGATCCGGGAACCATCCAAGAACGAGACTCCCGCGAACGCCAAGGCTCGAATACAGATATAGCTTGCGTGCCTTGCCGTCGTAGATCTGCGGCTCGGAGGGCGCATCAATGATCTTGGCGCTCATCGACTCTCCCTCGCGATCACCGCCGTTACGATCCGTCCATTCGCGAGCTGATACTCCATCCACGACGCACCCCGACAAAGCTCCCAGGCAACCGAGACCGTGCGGCCGTCAGGAAGAGGAGGGCTAGGTATTGTCATCTTAGACCTCCTTGCAATCGTGATCATCGGAAGGGCCGGACAGCGGGACGCCGCAGCCGCGGCAGATCCAGCCAGCAGGCGCACTGTTGTCAAGAGGCTCAAGCTCCGGGACTATAATGGCATCTGGGTCGTCGTCAATAACTGACGTAGAGACGGCAATCGTCTGTGACATATACCACGGCGACGACCCGCATACGTAAACGACCCATCGCGATCCGCCGGCCCAGAACCAGTTGCGGATGATGCGCCCTGACCGCGTAATGTTATGCACAGCCAGCTCTATCCGACGATCGCCGTCGTAGCACTCCCATCCGCCGCAGCGAGATCGTGCGATCACCCATCCATCCGGCAGGTCGAGACACAGCGGCACTCGGGTCTCAGTGTAGGCGTTGGTCTCGGGAGTCCCAAGCGCAGGGCCGAGGAGCAGGGCGTCTACGCGCATAAGGTCGCGGGAGATGGACAGCTCAGCGTTGGCAGTCAGCTCGGGCTGGATCTGACTTGACATGGCGCTCTCCTTTTTTGGTTTCTCGGCCGCGTCATCGCGGTCGATCTCGGTTGCCATGTACGTACACTAAGCTCACGCCCTATCCGTCGTCAATGTGCCCGGTGCTCAAACTTTGCGCAGTCATGACGTAACTCTCTAATCCATAAGGCCGAACGCGCGCAACACGATCTTATCTGCGATGCGCGAGAGGGGCAGAATCAAGCTCCCATCCGGACTTGGCACAAGAGAGACGAATCCCGCGCGCGAGAGAGAGGGAGGGAGGTGTGCGAGTCTGGCAACGGTCGCGGGCAGGGGCATCATGCAAGGAAGTCTAGCATGAGCAGGAGCACCCGAAACCGTCCTCGAAAGAGGACAAGATGTAAAAGTTGTAAAATCTTTGATCGGGGCGCGAAAAGGGGCTTGACAGGTACGGACCGGTCCGGTAGAGTGCGGTCCATGAGAAACAACACGTGGAACGGTCCTCAAGCCCATCTCTCCTCTACCACTACCGGTGGCGGCAAAGCGAGCTGCGGGAACAAGAGAGCACATTTGACTCTCCCAGAGGAGCGCTTTGGGTTAGAAGATGTAGAGTGGCAGTGCCAGAAATGCCGAGCGATCTACATGCGGTCGATCGCCCGTCGACCCCGTAACGAAGGAGAATGAAAGTGAAAATCAAGCTTAACGAAGTCGAAAAGCAAATCATCCTGAGGCATGAACCGTCCGTCCGCGCACGCGCTCTCCTGGAGCTGGAAATCGTCTGCGCGCTGATCCGCAGAGCAAATGATTGCGGTTTTTATCTCGGCATCCACGCGCTCTCAAATAGGGTACGAAGCGATAACGAGCTTAAGAAGGAGCTTTTTGATCTTGACGAAGCGACCGTCGAGGTCTATGCCGACGAGCCTGCAAGCCCACAACCGCATGGATGGATCAGGCTCGTCTTCGGCAACAATGGATACGGCTTGATATCGGACTACTCAACGAACCTCGAAACGTTTCTCGCACCGGTCAAGGAAGTCGCCGAATTCTGGGGAGGTTAGACGAAAATGAAAACTCAAGGCCCTGTCCGTCGCGGCAAGCTTCGCAAGCATCCTCAAGGATATGCGCTGAACGTGTTTCTTGGTGACGATACACTGCTCGCGACCGTGTACGGTGGTTCGCCTGCCGAGACGGGACAGACAGGTGTTCAAGACGGAAAGGAGAGATAGCTAAATGCTTTCAATGATAAGTAGGGCTAATCTGTCGATCTCGCCAAAAATTTACGCAGAGGCTGATTTGTCGGTCCCGTGCCTGGGAGCCTACAACTGTACTCCTCCCGGCGATCAATATATCCTCAGAATGCCGATCAAGACTCCGGACACGCCTTTAACGATCCCGGACGAGCTTTCTTGGATTCGGCCGGCAATCGAACGCTGTATCGACTATCAAAAGATCGCCTTTGACGTGCATCCGTACATCTACGCGACGAGCCGCTGCGGCATCGTTCGCAGTGTCACCGACGATGAATGGCACGTGGACGGATTCTCGGTTCGGATTCCGCACGTGCCAGAGCAAGATTATTTTTGGTGTGACTCGTATCCGACTGAAGTTTTGCGCCAGCGGTTTGATTTTCCGGAAGACTTCTGCGGGCTGACACACAATATCAACGATTATTTTCAGGATCACGCCGACGAGAGCAAGCGCGAATCACTACACCCCGGCATGATCTATTGCCTTGATCCGTATGTAGTGCATCGTCGCCCTACCGTCCCAGAAGACACTAGACGTGCGTTTTTTCGTATCACGTTTGTGCCGATCCCGATTCGAGTAGATTCAAATAGCACACCGAATCCACTTTTGTCGTTGCCTCGATTCGGAGACGAAGATATAAGAACAACCCTGCGGCGTTATCCCTCGAAAAGGGAGGCGTAAATGTCGCAACAATATTCGCGGGTGGAGCTAAAAGTCCCCGACGATCTCCTAGACGAGATCGACCGCTCAGCCTCACGTGCGGGCTTGTCTCGCGCGGCGTGGATCAAGGAAGCATGCAGGCTATACGTTCGTCTGCTCGTGCATCCCTCGTTTCTGAGATACGTCGAGCAAGAGCTGAAGAGGAGCGAATAGACTAATAAAGGAGAAGCAAAAATGAGCGAATCAATTACAGCAGCCGGCCCGTGGACGTTGCATCTCGGCATTCATTGTGGGACTTGTCTTTCCCGCGATGCCGAACGACCCAAACAATTTCCGAGCCTAAACGCGTGTCGCACAGAGGCAGAAAGCGCCGCGCGAACCTATCGCGGGCTCGGCTGCAAGATCTGGTTCGGCTACGCTACAGGACCTGCGGGCGAGCATGTTTCGCTGCTTCGCGGAGAGCCATATGAGTAGCGAAGAGGAGGTGTCAACGCCCGAAGTCTCTCCCCCTCCTTGCGTTTACGACGACGGAGGACGTAAAGCCGCGGGGTATAAAGGCACCGCCGGCGACTGCTTTTGCCGGGCGCTCGCGATCGTGACCGAGCGGCCGTATCAGGAAGTCTACGAAATTATCAACCGCGAGGCCGTCAAAGAACGCAGCAGCAGTAGGAAGCAGGGCAGGAGTAGTGCGCGAGGTGGAGTGCGCGCGGGAACCGCACGACGTGTGGCGCGATTGCTCGGGTTGCGTTGGGTGCCGATGATGAGAATCGGAACCGGCTGCAAGGTACACGTGCGTGAGGGCGAGATCCCGCAAAAAGGACGCCAAGTGCTGAACTTGTCAAGACACTTTACAGCGGCCGTGGACGGCGTTATCCACGATACTCATGATCCGTCGCGGGACGGATATAGATGCGTGTACGGATGGTGGGAGGCATGACCGGGAAAACAATCATACGTTCTCAAGTCTTCGCAGTCATCTCGCTAGGCGGACTATTCGATTGGACGAGCGGCCCGAACGAGGAAGACATTCGATTGAGATCCGAGAGCGAGGGTTTTGATATCCTCGAATGGTGCGAGACTGAAGAGGCATGCGCGCGATCGATCAATGCACGACTGGCGGAATGGTTCAAGGAGAGGCGAGGAGGAGCCTCGTAGCATCGCCGCGCGGCTCCTTATAAAGTGCTACTTACTCTTCTATTTTTCCGGCTTTGTGGATTCCGTTTGACTTCCCGGTGCGATATCTGACACGGGGCGCGTCTCAGTCGCGGTGCTGTGCGGCACAGTGCCCGACTTGCCGGTCTTGGATGCAACGGAATCCTCAGTGTTGCCGGGCGTGTTCGTGCTGGTGTTCGAGGGACGAGACTCTCTGGAATCACTCATTTTTCGTTCTCCCTTTTCCGATTACAAAACATAAAGTACTTGCCGGCAGAAGCCCGGCACGTGGACGTTTACACACAGTAAACCATGCAATAACCGTGCCGGGCTTCTCCCTTGACAACCATCCGCCGCCTCGTATATCGTTGCTCGCATAACACACCACAGGTATATGACGGGTGTGTTAGGAGTTAATAAACTGATGACGCCTGCACTGTCCGGATCGCGCGCCGTGATTCTCTCCTGCCTTTTACCTTTCCTATCGACTGGCTGTATTTCGTCTCTCCCGCCCGAAGATCGTGCCGTCGTTATCAATTCGACAATCAGCGCGCTTATCAGCGGTGCGGTAAAAGTCGCAACCGAGGACGTGAGCGTGTCTTCGGCGTGCGCGGCTGAAACAAAAAAGCTGACAGGCCGCACGCATACGTACGCGGAATGGCAAAAATTGATTCTAGCGTGCCAGTCGCCGAGTACTCGCGTGACGACGGAAGCAGTTACGCCTATCTGCACGACTGTAGATCCGCGGCCGAGTCTTTGGCCGCGAGTGCCCGCGGGATTCAATTTGACATTCCGCTCCGAGTGGCTCAATTCACTTCGAGCGCTTCCGGCGTCTATGCGTGGGTTTGATACGGGAGCGCTACAGCTCAACACCGTCACTCGCTGTTGGGAAATCCTCACGATTGGCGGAGCTGATCCGGGATACTTTTGGCGTCCATACGATTCGCGGTTCGACTTCATTTCTGCGTCGAAATTCAACCGCTACGGCCCGGGTGTTGGCGGCGGGCATTCGCACGGTAATGACGGTCTCGTTTGCAGCCCCGCTGAATGGCTGAACGAAATCGAACACAGAACAGGCATAAGTCTGTTGACGTGTGAAAGCATCGAAGTGCTCGATACGTGGTATAACCGCGGGTTGTTTTATTCGCTCATGGCGCAGTACAACGCGTTGCACCCTCAGACACCGACACCGAGCCCGCCAGTCGTGCCGCCGGTCGCACCTCCTCCTGTTATGCCTCCTATCGTCACACCCCCGAGCTGTCCTGAGGGGCAAGCATGCCGCGCGCCCTGTGAAGTCTGCAAAACATGCGAGCCGTGTAAGGTCTGCGAGACTTGCGTTACATGCTCACCGCTACCGGTACTGAAACCGATTCCCTCAGACGTGCTCGCAACCGCGACTCATGCATTTGAATGGGTCGCAGATCAAACGGCAAAAAATCCGGCAAAACGAAAAGAAGCGCTGCGCCGAGTTGAGGCACTTCATCGTCTGCAAGACTGGCTACAGGCGCAGCAAGCATGTCAGATGGTTGTCGGTGATGACTTCTCTAAGGTCGATGTACTCGGTGGCTTGCTGAGCGGACTTAGGACTAGGCCGAGTAAGCAGCCAACAAAGGAGCAAGTCGTCGCGCAGGAACCGGTTTGGTTTTGTGGAATGACAGCGGACAGCACTGGCTTAGTGCGTAAGGTCAAGCTAGCTATCACACAGGACGGCTTTAGTTTGGAGCTAAAGGACTGCGGCAGGGTTGAAATGAAGCGCTGCTCGGAGGATCGGTAGTGCCATGAATACGGTAAGCTCCGAAAGCCAGAATCTTGACGTCCACGGCGCAATGGAGGTGTTCCACGCCTGGGCGCAAAACGGCGGCAATCGTCCTGCCGGCAAATCCGCTCTGTCACGCATCCTCTCTGAGCCTTTTCCGCTCGGGCAATTCGGCGGTAAGTCGGAAAATATGAAGCTCGCACGCGGTGTTTTGAATGGACTTGAGTGGAATGACTGGCGGAATCTAGAAACGATCCTGCGCCGCTATGCCACAATCGGTCACCAGGGAGGAGAAATCTTTCCCGCATCTCATGACCAAATTAATCATGCGAGTGTGGGCGTAGCACTACTCGTCGCGTACAATAATGACATGTCTACGCTAGAGGACTTGCTCATCGAATGGCACCAGCGGCAATTTCGCCTTTGCCGCTTGCTGGACACGTCTCCGCTCAAAGACGCAAAGGGCCGGCCTGTAGGTCCCTGGGGGCCTGGTGCTCGTGCTGACAAGACGATCTATGGCAATAACGGCGGACGTACTCTTGCGTACATGGCTGCACAGGGCCAGATGCCGCGGGCCGCTCAGCTTGCCGATCGCAGTAATGCCGGTGCCTTGGCAATAAAGATGATGTCGGCAAGCCTGCGCAATCGACTGCTTGAAATACCTAAATCGCTAGTCCTCTCTCTCAAGCTACATATCGGCCAGGGCGAAGATCAAGATTATATTGCGTGGTTCGATCAAGCACCCAACGATTATGTCGCCGTCGCTGGCGTCTGGTTTGGAAAGCTATTTGCATCTCGCGCATTCGGCCTTGACAGTGATACGGAAAAGATTGAAGCATGTCACAGGATTGAGGTCGTCGGCTAATGATCATTATTCGCGTTCTGGTAGCAATCATCGGTATTGTCTGGTCCGCAGAGATCATTTTCGGCATCTGGCTTGTAGGGTCTGCGTTATTCGATCGTGATACATCAATAAAGTAGGGCAATCATGACGAATGCCTCGACGTCTCCCGTGATCGATCCGACGAAGAACGTCCTGGAGCACGTAGCGGCTGCTGTGCGGCGACTAGACGACGTCGCTGCCTTACGCGAAGAGCTTTCGAGGGAGCGAACCGAAAACCTACGCCGCGAGATGGAATTACGGGCGCAACATGCGGTTCAAATTTCTACCGCCGAAGCGAGACGCGTTGATGCCTTACGTGAACTCGATCGGTTAGAGACGAGATCTCAAACCGAGCAAGCGCGTCAGGTAGCCGCAACGCTACAAAGCGCGACCGAAGTCATGGCGCAGAAACTCGCCGCGATCGCCGAGACGATCCGCAAAGAACTTGACGCACGCGTGGGTGTTGTAGAGCGATATCAAGCCGCGGGCTCCGGCAGAGGTTCGGGTATGGAAAAGCTCTGGGCTTTGATCGGCGGCGGCATATTGTTGGCTTTGGCGTTATGGAAGGGACTTTCGCATTGACACATTTATTAGTGGAGACGCAAAGATGACCATGAATCCTCTGCTGTCTCTATTGGCTGATCCCGACTTATCGTGGGTTTTTACCAGCGCCGGAAATGTTCTCATTGGTCAGGCGATACTGGGATTGATTGGTTTTATTGGCTTCTACGCTGTCATCAAGCGGTTTATGAATAATGACTTTCCCGTGGCCATGAAGGGTGTGCACGATCGCCTTGACACCTTGCACGTTGACTTGAAGCACCTGGAGGAGGAGTTCAGACGCACAGTTCTCGATATCGAGCGGCTAAAAGAACGACAAGACTACATGAAATCCCGGATCGAACGTCTTGAGCAGCAGCCGTTAGATGACACACGTTCCGGCGGACGTAGAAGAGGCCCGCAAGGTCAATAGTATATGTCGCAACGCTTGACAAGTCTTACTGATTCCCGTGAGCGTGTCCAGCTTACGGTAATCCTGCCCCACGGATCGGTAATGATTCCTTCATGGCTCATGGCCTGTTTTCTTGCAACGTTTTTGATTTCTCCGCTCGCACTTGTTCTTGTCTGGAATGAAAGCTTCCAACAGACGAAAGAAATCAGAGTATTGCAGCTACACATTCAGGACCTTGAAAACGTAATGATAAGGTCCGGCGCAGCGACAAGGTCTGATTTTATTCGTTGGACGGACGCTAAAGCAGGTCGAGAGCAACCTAGGCAAAAACCGACTGTACGGAGGGCACCACAATGAAGGACGACAAGGCCGACAACACAAGCCCAAACGGCTCAACCTCGAACCCCGAGATCCGCTGTTGTATTCTCGACTTGCCCTGCTGTCGCCCGCCGGGCACCCAGGTAGACGCCGTCATGCTCAAGATGGCGCACGGTATTCTCGGCGACACATACATGCCGCGACGGCTGAAAATCGAAGACATCCGCGAAATGGACTGGTATCAGACGGTACGCGCGGGCGTCGAAGAGCTACTGTCCGAGTACGGACTCGTGCCGCGATCAGTCGCGAGCGCGATCCGTGACGGATATGCGGAGTTCATGCAGAGCACGAGTAGCAAGAGTAAGGAGCACAAGGAGCAGTCGTAGGTCCTTTCGACGAGAGGTCGGCTCGTCTAGGCCCGATCGCTTGGCTCGCGGTCGGGCCTTTTTTGCGTCCAGGCGCTTAAGTTCTTTGTTTGCAATGACTTGAGCACAACTTACGCCTCGTTCGCGAAGTGACTTTCAGGGAAAGTGGGGAAAGCACTTGACACGGGGAAAGTAGGGGTGTAAGCTCCTCTCAGATCGAACGAGAACCCCCAAGGAGACCAAGCCCATAAACAGACACTACAGAAGTCCGCGTTGATGGCGTCCGAAAGTTTTCAGGTGCAGAGAGTCTCGCGAGGAAGATGTTTTGGGTCGCTGTTGAGGAATATCCCGGCTGTACTGTTGAGCTAGTAGACTCGTCCGGAGTCATTGATTTCGTAGATGAAGGCAAGACAAGATCTAAGTCTCTTTCAGCTCGAAACCTAGAGTAAGCCATGCGCGACTACCTTGATCTCCAGAAAGCTCCTCACAATCGCGAGGAGCACAATATCTACAAAGCGCGTACTCGTGCTGTGGCGTTAACGTTTGCGCGCCGTTATGGGTGGTCTGCAAAAAACTTACGCCTCGCATGTAGTCATGTTGATGCTTGGTGGGTTATCGCGCAATGCATAGGAGATCAGATGACGTTTCTATGCCGTGACGGTTCGTGGGTTACACTACCCTATCCTGGATACGTCAAGAAGTAGGAAGGACTAATGCACAATTTCAACATAAAGCTACAAGACCGCGAAATCGATCTCTGGCGCAAGGGCCAGCATTGCGCCGAGTCTAAGTCTCTAAGCGCCTTCGTGCGTGACTGTGTACGACAGCGACTCACTGCGCTCGGCCTCACGGGTGCGACGCAGAGCAGCGTTGAAGCGTCCTCTTTCGAGGACGAGTTGTAAAATCTTTGCCGGCGTCGATTTGGCCCTTGACAGGTGTACTCGCATAGAGTACGCTGGGAGAGTCAAAGGGAGAGATGAACATGAGCCACACGAACACGACCGAGCAGACCTACCGCGTCACCGTCGTCTATGCCAGCGGCCGAGTCTGGCGGGTTCGTGGGCTTTCCCTCTACGACGCGATCGAGTCAAGGAAGCGACGATGCAGCAGGAAGGCGCGATCGCGGGATACTGCATTCCGGAATGAGGAGAGTACGAGAATGGCGGCTACATTTGCTTACGCATGGCGATCGGGCTTGTTAGAGTTCGGATCGACTGTTCCTGACGGCGCCATAAAGATTGGCCGTCTCGGTTCCGGAGTCCGAAAAGCTGACATTGAAGCTCTCGCGCGCCATTCGCGCACTGTGAAGGGTCAACTACTTGTTCCCGGAGTTCCCGAGGCACTAGACGACACCGAAGCAGTAGATGCGCTGATCCGCTTTGAATCCATGGTCAAGGAGCGACAGGTTAAGCGTCAAGCGAAATCAGGAGGCAGAGGATGAATGTTAACTACTTTGCTCGGCCCGTTAAGATCTGGTGAGCCGTGATAGTCAGGTACGGTCGTACCTGTCCGGCGCGAGGATTTCTTCCGATCTTTTCAGTCGAGACGGAACAGGAAGCAGAAGAGCTACTTGTCATGACATGTCCTCGGAATCTCAAGAGTGAGTTTGTGGCGCCTGAGCTAGTAGATGAGCAGACGTTAGACAATCTATTCGCCTTCGGAGATCGCTTGAATGAAGCGTATCAGAAAATGATAAGGTCTTAGCCGCGCGAGCAATTCGGCCCTCGCGGCTTACAGTCCGAGGCGCTATCTAATGACCTCCTCGTTTGCGTAACGCTCCGGACCTTTTTCTCTCACGAGGCATCGATGCCGAGACGGAATTACGTACAGGTTCGCTTTGACGAGGACGAGAACAAGGCTGTGCAATCGGAGGCTTCTCGGTGTTCATTGTCGCGTGCGGCGTGGATCCGCATGGTCATTCGCGAGTATTTACAGAAACTTAAGGAGGCGGCATCGTGAGCGAAGAGTATAGAGAGAAATCTTACATCTTTACCGCTCCGCAGGTTTTTGACTCGCTTGACGATGCGTTGACATTTACCGCGGCACGCCCTCGCGCTGTGTTTCAAAGCGAGAGGTTCTATGATCGGTACCGAACGTGGCTTGTCGTTTTCGTCGGCCCTCACTGCCCGATCTGCGGCCTATCTGATGGCGTCTCGGACCCAGGCGCGCCGGACCCTCGTAGACAAGGTGGCGCCGAGCACATTTGCTGGAAGTGCGCCAAAGCTTATAAGCCGTTTATTCAACTCGCGCAACGCCAAGCTAGGAGAGAAATCAATGGACATTCTATATGGCCAAGATAATCTAGTCGGGCAACGAATGCAGAACACGATCACTTATGCCATGCAGTCGAGTCACAAGTTCAGCCTTCAGCCGGGAAGCAAGTTCAACAGCGCACCGAAACTCTCCGCGGCGGGGCAGTTTTATCTCGCATGCGAGCATTGCAAGCGCTGTGTATTCGAGGACGGCACAGGCTCGGCAACTGAAACTCATGTTTGCGGCTACTGAAAGTTTGCTAATCTTGTAGCCTCTGGGAGCACAATTTATGGATAAACCCATGCGTGGTTCTTTTCGCCCGTTGAACGATCTGGAGATCCGGGCAATACGAAGTCTAAACCGGAGTATGCGCCTCAGCAAGCATATTGAGGCTTTTCGACTCGAAGACATGGAAGTATCGTATGAGTTCATGCAGGGCGGTTTCTGTGTCTGCGTTGTCTTAGTTTACTCGGTGGCAAAACGAAAGAACTCTGTACGCTACGTAGAGACTGTGTTTTATGGTGCATCTCGGCGCTCCTACAAAGATCCTCGGAATAGCACAAAGGGAGAGATGCTTGCGTTCTGTCGCGCGATGAAGTCCTCGCGAGGAACACAGATATGAGTCGTCGAGCGCTAGGACCGCAAGCGATCCGGCTGATACACGAAACCGCAGAGGCGGTAAACGAGATCGAGGAGCGGGCGGCATCCGCAGAAGCGCCAAAGCGTGCGCTCAAAGCAAGTCGCCGGCACGTCTCTGAAACCGAAAAAGCGCTTCATCCGTCCGCGGCTCTTCGAAAATGCGCTTGTGGCGTTCGGTTTATCCCCTCGACAACAAAGGGCGATAGCCCGGCGAAGTGTCAGACGTGCAATCGATCATGGTCTAAACTCTTTGTTAGGCCGATTATCTAGGCGCAGGATCGAAAAATGAACCACGAGACCTTTACGCTTTCTCAGATCTCCCAAGTAACCGGCATCTCAATGCCTACTTTGATCAAATATAAAAAAGAAATAACCGAGACTGATGGAATTTCTTGGGGAGCGGGACGCAAAATGCGGTTTAATTTCGGCGCCCTATCTTGGTTTAAGAGCCGACGGGCAAAATCCCTTCCGGGAGGACGGCCTTCCAAAAGGAAACGAGAAGCTTTGGTCGCACGGATCACCAAGACTTAGAAAGTGAGTGTCTATTCGCGATGCGCCCTTCCGATTTTAACCTCGACGCGAGACGCTTTCGCGCATTTCACGCCGTCCAAGAACGTGCGATCCGCGATCTCTCAGCGTCGTTCGCGCCACGAGATTTGCTCATCGCGCCGACAGGCTCAGGCAAGACGTTAATTAATTGGTGTGCGGGAAAAATCCACGGCGAACGCATGCTCTATCTTGTAAGTACCAAAAGCCTAGAGGATCAAGTGTTGGACTCTCTACTATCCGCCGGCATGGAGGGAATCCGTGGACATAGTAATTACCCATGCGCTACTCGCAACACACAAGACGACTCTTTCGAGTGTAGTAAATCTCGTGGGTGCCGCTACCGCGACAAAGTCTACGCATGCCGCAAGTCATCTGCGGTAACCACGAACTACGCACACCGAGTTCATATGATTCTCGCCGGCGACGAGAACCGGCTTGGTGAATTCGACGTCTTGATTTGCGATGAAGCACACAAGCTCGTGGAGAGTGTATGCTCTCACGTTGGATTTACGTTGTCGGATCGTGTACTCGCGGATCTCGGCGTGGGCGTTCCGTCAGATCTCGGCGACGATACTGCGCGCAAATTTATTGATTATCTTGCATCGAAGCTAGAACGCGAGAAGAAAGACAAGCCGCACTTAACTTCGATTCTCACACGTGTGAATCTCTTTCGCCATGACTCGTCGCGGGCCTGGGCAATCGAACGCCGACACAGTCGCGCGCATGAGCTTGAAGTCGTATTCTCGCCCGTCTGGCCGCTCGATTTGGTGCAATCGTTTGTCTTCGGTAAGATCCCGAAAGTGATACTCTCCTCTGCGACGATCCGCGAGGACGAAATGCCGCGGCTGGGAATATCAAAACGCGATCTTTCAGTTACGCGTGTCCCTTCAACGTTTCCAAAAGAACGCCGACCGGTCGTGTTTTATAACTCGCCGCCGCATGTGCGCCTCTCCGGCAAGTCTTCCCCAACAGACAAGAAGCGAATTATAAACCGCACGGACATGCTAACGTCAGAGTTTCGACACCTTCGGGGATTGATCCAGTGCACGAGCTACGAATGGGTACAGTTGTACAAGTCGATTTCGCGACATCCGCAACGATACCTTGAGCATTTTTCGAGTAAACAACTCCGCGCAACGCTGGCACAATTCAAAAACTCGCCGCCCGGGCAGTTTCTCCTATCACCCTCGTGCAAGGAGGGAGAAGATTTTCCCTACGACGCCTGCGAGCTTATCATTGTGCCCAAGGTGCCGTTTATCGACGTGCGTCCGGCGCTTCAGGCCTTGCGGCAGAAGTCCGACCCGGGATATCGGCTGAGCGAGACGGCGAGAATCGTGGAGCAGATGTGCGGCAGGGGCATGCGTCGCGCGGACGATTTTTGTTTGACCGTGATCCTTGACGCACAATGGCTATGGTTCAATCAACAGGCGCCGTTTTCGCCTCACTTTCGTGACGCGTTTCATATCGCGAGTGATCTACGGGAATGGAAGTAAAAAAAAGGCGACCAAATGCGATCCGGCACTGACTGGCAACAACTAATCGAAAAACTCCCTAACGCTACGAATCGGGACGGCAGAGCTGTGTCCGATCTAGGGCAGGAAATCATTACCTTTTTTGCTTTGGAGGCCCAGAGACAGAATCTATCGATCACCGATCTTGCTGGAATCTTGAATTGTAGTAAACAGAATGTGTGTCAGTTTTTTGCCGGATTTACAAGTCCTACATTGATTCGTGTAGAGGGAATAATGCGGGCGCTAAGAGTCAACCGGTTGTCGGTTAAGTTGCGTGCGGAGTAAATATCAATCTAAGGACAAGAAAAGGAGCTAAGCACCAAAATGGCGGAACAAGAGCTAAAAAAGAGTATCGTAGGATTCAACCCCCAGGGCGACTTTATCGAAGGAGGTAGCGCGCTGCCCAAACGATTCCGCGGGCCGGTCAAGCTCGCGAGGTTCGCACCATGGCCGATTAAGCGAGACGGAGCCAAGCATGGCTACTTCGCGATCATTCGTATTGAAGATCTCGAAACTGAGATCGAGCATGACCTAAGGTTGCGTGCGGGCTGGCTTCCGAAACGTTTTGACGACGGCAGGATTGGCGGCACCGTGCCGAGCAATGACGGACCTGACGTAGACGACGACGAGCGCGAACCAACTGCGGAATTGTCAGTCTTCATCGGCCTTGGCGACGGCTCAAAGCCGGTTCCCGAAGGTACCGATCTCGTAGACGAGTACGGCGGGCTGTACTCTATGGGTGACGGCCCAGGCAAAGATGAGCCGTTTTTTAAGTTCTGTGAGCATCTTGCAGAGTGCGAATTTCCCTTCACGGACCAAAGCATCGCGAGCTTAGAAGAATGGATACTTACCGTTGAGAGTACGGAAATCGGTGAGTATCAGAAAGACGGGCAGACCAAGAAGCTCAAGGCACACATGCCCGTAGAGGCCGAACCGCCCGCGAAAAAGAAAAGCAAGGCTGGAACGGAATCCGTCGCGAAAAAAAGCAAGCCGAAGCCCGCGGATGACGATGACGAAGACGAGGAGACGCCGAAAACGAAGACGACCGCAACCACAAAACGCAAGCCCGAACCTGAGCCGGAAGAGGACGAAGACGAGAGCGAGGAAGAGTCCGGTGGGCCGGTCGAGGTGCTTCACGACGCCATTGTTCAGATGCTGAAGAAGACGGTGAATCGACAAATGCAAGAAGGCGAGGTCATGCGAGAGGTCATTAAGGACGCGGAGTTCCGCAAACTGAGAGAAAGAGATCGCAAGACTGCGGTCAACGCATACAACGATCGGAGCCTGTTCGAGGAATCGGACGTGCTGATTCTGGACGAAGAGGCGGACACCGTAAGTCTTAAGGGAGGAAAGAAAGGCAAGTAGGCTAGACACAAGACGCTGCCCGTTGAATGCTGGGCGTCTGTGTTCTCGGCAGGCGCTCAGTTTTGAACGTACAGTCAGATAGAATAAGTATGCAAAACAAAAGCAGATTAACCGCCGGGGCAAAGTTTGCGATCTTCTGGGGCTCAGGGAACGCTCTTGCGATTATGATTTCTCGCTCGCTTGGGGATTCCTGGTGGACAGTGCTCCATGCGTTTTGCGGATGGTTCTATGTTCTTTATGCCGCCGTGTTTCATGCGCGGGAGATAGGTCCCGTGATCCGCTCGATATTTGGGGTTTAGGGGGACAAGATGACGAGGAAAGAACAAAACAAGGACAGCCCGTTTACCGGCCTCTCGACCCGTACGCAGAACGTTCTTCGTTTGCTCGGTGTTGCCGACAGAGAACAGCTCAAGCAAGTCACGATAGCCGACATTTTGTATTGTCGGAATGCTGGCCCTGCGACCGCTAAAGAGCTTGTCGATTTTGTGTGGCGGCGAATCTAGACCTGACAACTATTGATGCATAAAAAGGAGCAGACGAAGATGGCGACCGAAACCGCATACAGTACATTAATCGAAACGTCTTCAGGAACTATCGAAGTCTTTGGATTGATTGACGAAGACAGAGAGTTAGTCGGACTAGGCCGTTAACGATCCCGCGCAGAGGATTTGCATTGTCGCGAGAAGCCACTGAAAGACTACACGGTGTCTTGGGATTGTGGCTCGAAAAGGGATTCGAGGGCCTAGATTGCAAATTTAGTCTTGCGGGATAGCAAAGTGCCGACGATTATTCGCACCGATATCCCGGATCTCTTGCCGATGTACCGCAAGCCGGGACTACATTTGTCGGATATCATTCAATACCTTTGTCTCTCACGCGGTATGTTCAAAGAGACGCCGACAAACTCGACACGCCTTCAACTCGGGCTCGCGTTTGAGTGGGCAACGAAGGCAAGATACCGGGCAGATCCACGCTATAATTACGTTGAGATGCCGTTTACGAAGGACAAAATTCACTGTAATCCGGACTTCGTGGATCTTAATATGTCCGTTGACGAGTTCAAATTAACGTGGCTGTCGTCATCAAAAGGTTGGGACGCAGATGCATTCTGGAAGTACATAATTCAAGTTATGGCGTACTGTTACGGACTCGACTATAATACTGGACGGCTGCATGTCTGTCACGTCAACGGCGACTATAAGTGGGGCACGCCGGGCGCCGAGCCTACCTGTCCTGTTTACGAGGAACACTGGACGCGACGAGACTTGCTGCGAAATTGGGAGATGTTACGGAGTAACGCGGATGACGCGTGGAAGTGGCGGCAAGGACTTTTAACCATAGGAGAGTAGCGTGTCAAACTGGATGCATAGATGGGGCTTTATCTCGATCCCTCAAGAATTCGTCGGCAAAACCATTGTAAAGGTCGAGACGATGGAAATGGAATACGGCTGTACATATAACACGTCGATAGCGTTTGAATTTTCTGACGGTTCGCGTGGATGGTTGCTAGGTGGCCCCGGGGCGCACTGCGAGCCGAGTCCGTCAGAAAATGCCATAGGAAAGTCAACGATCATAACTCCGGAAGAGTTTGGCAGGTATCAGGAAGCAAAACACAGAAGGTACCTAGAACGAAAGAAAAGTGAGCGCATAAGGAAGGAACAGGAGCTAGAGCGATTGAAAAGGGAGCTAGGGCAATAACATGGAACGGTTACAATGGATGACTCTCTGGGATCGCTTTCGCGAAGAAGTCGAAAAGGGCCAAACGTCGTACGGCAAGAATCAGATTATCGCGCTCATGGAGCGTCTGGAGCGCGAAGAAGTCCGGCGAGTTGAGATCGATAACCAATTCGAGAAAGAGGACCAATAGCGTATGCCAGTCGTTAAACGTCCCGAGCCAAAAAAGCCGCAGTCTTCTCGTGCTGCATCCTACGCGGTGCCTATCGGCGAAGGGTTCACAACTTCGTCAACGAAAAAGCCGCAGAGTATCGGCATCATTATCGGCGATGGTGGTAGCGGCAAAACGACTTTCGTAACTCGTTATTGTCCCGGTCCGATTGCATTTTTCAATTTCGATGGTCGTTCGTCCCAAGCTATCGACGAAGCCCGCGAGCTGCGCGGTGAGGGTATCATCCAAGAGTGTCCAATCACGTTTCCGTTTGATAGTCTGTTTCTATCCAAAGAACGTGCAATGACTACCACAAAGCCGGTTATTATGGATTTCCTGAAGAAGCTGCGCACTGCGTGCGTTGCGGCAGAGCAGGGACTTATCAACCTGATTGCATTCGATACAGGGACAGAACTAAACGATCTGTTCTGGATACATGCGCGCGGTGATCTTGAAACAACAAAACTAGAGGGTGAGCGTGGCGGTAGTAAATTTATAATCAATCGGCAATGGAATACGATATATCAGATGGTCAAGGCGTCAGGAGCGCATTTTATAGTTATTGGGCGTCCAAAACAAAAATGGGTAGATAATGCACCGGTCAAAGATTCGTACATTCCATATCTGCCTCAAGTTTGCGACGATCTCACGGACTGGACAGGGCGGATTGCTGCAAACGTAGTTCCGGCGACACGCAAGACTCCCGCAGAAGTGTCATTTGAAATCAAGATATCGAAGGCGGGGCCGAACATCACGCAACTCGGCCGCGTGTATACCTCCCGCGAGTGGGAAGATGAAGGGGGCCCGTTCGCGTTTATTTCCGCGCAGATGTACACTAAGGTTCGGGATAAGAAAGTGTGGATGCCGTGAAGATAAGAGAGTCAGATTACAGAATCATAGAGGGTGCCGGCTTAGAATTCCTCGATCGCGTGAATTACTATCTTGATAGAGGCTACGTCACTGTCGGCGGATTTATAGAGCAGACAGAAACAAAAACATGGGCGCAGGCTGTCGTCTATCGATGGACGGAGGAGGCGTGATGCCAGAACAGCCTAAAGATCCCCAGGACGTCCTCGTTACCGTTTGCGCTGCTTGCAAACGTGCGTCATGTTGGCAAGGCGAGCATTTCTGCGATCAGGAATCGGACACCGTGCAGATGTGGCGATCCGAGTTACTGCTTCTAAGTCTGGAGCACGAACGTTACTTGAAATCAGATGACGAGCTTTTGTGCGAGAGTTTGTAAGATCGTCGCGGAGGAAGGAAAATGGCAACCAAACTGGCCGCAGAGTCGCACATTGGCCAATACACGTTTCATAGTCCAGTGCGCGCACAAATCAGCCCAGGAACAAAAATGCCGTGTTTCTGTTGTGCGCGCCCAATAACGCTTCCGCATGTTCGGGGCATAGAGTCGATTTCTGGAAACGCATATCATTTTCACGTGTGTTGCTGGAATAGTAACTCGGATTTGGCAGACGGAATCAGTGCCGCAATACGACAAGAGCAGTGGGAGCGAGAGCACGCGAAAGTGTGGCCGGTCTATTAACCATGATCCTAATTGCCAAAGATATCGGCTCGCGTGAGCTACATTCCGTGTTTCCGCTCTCGGAAGTCTCGATTTTATCAAAACTCGAATCCGGGGACATCGTCTTTAGCGGCAACGGCCCGGATAATCAACCGCTATCAATCGCGATTGAACTCAAGTCGCTCACTGATTTCATAGACAGCATAAGGAGTGGCAGACTTCACGGAAGGCAATCTCGTCTAATGCTTTCGACGTATGATGTCAATTACCTAGCGATCTACGGGATCTTCAAATGCGATTTGGAGACTGGCGATCTTATTTATCTTCACGGTCGCGAATGGAAACCGCTAATAAATCGGTGGAAGAAGAGAAATAGCACTGTGGGCGGATTTGGACCGCTACTTAAACCTTCAGAGCCGGGACAACCATATAAGTATTCGTTTCTTCAGTCGTGTATAGCTTCCGCAGAGGCAGTAGGTCTACGCGTCAAGGAGCTTCCATTTAGCCACCTCGGCATTCATGCGGAGACAACGCGGGCGCAACTTGCTTACTGGATCTACTGTCGATACTCCTGGTGGTCAAAGCGCTGGGAAGAACATCGCAGCATATGTCAACTTGACGACTCGCGGCGGATCATTCGCACGACGTCAAATTTACAAACAATGGGCCTGACGGATGCGCAACTCTTGACCGCGAACGTCGCAAAGGAGTTTCCGGGCTTAAGATTCGAGCGTGCGCTAGCGATCGCGAGGGAATTTGAGTCGCCTGAGGCGTTCCTTACCGCATCCGAAGACGAGATTGCGAACGTCGTTACTGTGTCGAGTCGCGGGCGGAAAGTGAAAATCGGCAAAATAATCGCAAGGAATATCAAACAGGCTTATCGCGGGAAAGGAAAAAAAGCGTGAGCGAAATCACGAACCAAACAATTATAGATTATCTTCTTGACGTGGAAGGGTGGCCCAAGTACACGAACAACCCAAACGACAAAGGCGGCCCAACGCGTGGCGGCATTACCTTACGCACTCTTAGATCGTGGCCAGGATACGCAGCAGCGGAAGCAGAGACGCTTAAATCGTTACCTGACTATATCGCGCGTCAGATATACGCGAACATGTACATTGAAACACCGAAGTTCGATAAAATCGACGACGCGTTATTGCGCTGGCAGATTGTCGATGCCGGAGTCCTACACGGCCCTGCGCGTACTAAACATTGGTTACAAGAGGCGGTAGGACTCACGGGAAGCGACGTTGACGGGATTCTAGGCCCGAAAACGTTATCTATCATCAACAACATGCCGACCCTTGATCCGTGGCCTGACGTTCTCACTTGGCCTGACGTACTTGCAATTCACTTCCACAGTACTGCACTCAAATTCGCGGCCATTCGCCTCCGTTTTATTGCATCAATCGTTCATGGCGATCACTCGCAGGCGGTATGGATCAACGGATGGACCGCACGCGCAACCAAATTTATCGAACTGGAGGCAGAACGTGAGCTACTTTGACTGCTGGCCGCGACAGGCGCTATTTAACGGCAAGTTCCTTTTCGGCAAGTACAAAGATCGATATCTTATCGACATCGCGGACGAAGACCCGAGTCATCTGGAGTGGTTTCTAGACAACGTTGATGGGCTATCGCGCACAGAGACACGAGCGATAAAAGAGGCGGTGGCTCGCGATTCAAGAGGACGAACAATGAGCACAAAATGTGACTGTCCGATTTACTGCCGTTACTGTGGCAGGCGAAGAAGCAGAGATCACGTCGGGCATTATTGTAAGACACCGAATTGTCAATGGCGGTGCGGCTATACTACATGCGCGGTCTCAAAGAATTCAATTATGGCGGCGAAGGAAAAGAGCACATGCCAGTAATCCGACGAAGCCGACAAGACGAACCCTCGATAGCTTGCCCGGTATCGGATTCCTTACAACCACGCCCACGTGTCCTGCATTCAAGCATGGCACCCTTCGGCGGCTACAGCAACCGCGATACGCAAGATCTCGAATTCCCTTCGTTCCCGCGGTCAATCGGCGTTATTGTACGCGCGGAAAAGCGATCGCGAGGACCCGAGACAATCCTCGTGGAGCAAGAATGGCCCACATTGACGAGCGTCGTCCGCGGCGAAGAATCCGACAGAGATAGCGTAGAGAAGCTAACGCGCGAAAAGGTCGCCGAGCTGATCTTGCGGTGCCGGTCGATCGCGAAGGAGTTGACGAAGCACGCGGAGAAACTTGAGCGCAGGTTGAACGACCCGTGTATAGTCGATCAAGCAGGGAAATCGAGCCTAGAGACGTCTGGCGCCGGCCGTGAGTCTGGCGAGGTCCAGGCGCGTACGGCCCGACATGATGCGCCAGAAGCGCCGCGAGGGGGCAAATCGCGGGTATCTCATCGTGCGCCTGTCCGGATTGACGGTAACGCTGCGCGACTAAACCGTGCGCTGTCCTCTGAAGATGACGATTAGGGGAACAGCGAGAAAATCCAAACTCGGCCGCGAAAACCTATTGACTGGCGCGCGCAAATTTGCTAGAATCTCTCTCAGTCGAGTTTGTCCAACCCCGCTAGCGACGCCTAGCAGACACGAGAGGAGATTCCGAATGCCAGTAACTGCCAAAAAGACACAGGGCAAGGTCAACACCGTCGCCGCACGCTCCGAGGACGCGGACGACGAAGAGGACGAGATCGAGGATGCCGACACCGCGACGGGCGACACCGAGGGCGATACCACGGCCGCCAAGCCCCGCAAGCCTCGCGCACCCAAGGCCGACATTCCCTGGGACTTCGATCTCGACGTCATTCTCGCCAAGACGGTCAAGCAGATCAACGCGGGCAGCCTTCGCGGGTCCCTGACCGCGCACGCGGTAACTCAGCATCTCAAGGAGCATCCCGCGTTTGCCGAGATCGCAGATCGTCTCACCCCGCGAGAGGTTGTCCGGGAGGTGAACCTCATCAACAAGGAGCTGAAGGCCGGCAAGTTCAAGACGCTGCCGAAGCTGGAGCGTGGCCGCTACGACATGGGCAAGTTTGCGGCAGCGATGGAGGACGAAGACGAGGAGTAAGAACGCGTACCAGGATTTAGAGCTACCCTTCCAGACCAGCATGGCTGGGCGGCGGGTAAGCGAGCGGGTGGCGATGGAAGGGTAGCTCTGAAACGCCTATAGGCCGACGTCATACGCCAGCGGGGACGCGGCGCCGGTTAATCCCCGGTAGCTCTTCGGAGCAGGCCGGGGCGCAGGTCGAACGAGCACGAAGGCGCCGCTGGAGTCTCGTGTGAGGGAGACCAGACGGGGCGATGAACCCCGGCAGCCGGTGGAAGCCCGGCGCTATTCTCTCTGAAATTACGGGATCTCATGAACCAAGGCTGGCGGCAGGGATCTCTTGCCGATCGATCCGTGCGAGAAGTGCGCGATGTTGGCAAGTAAACGAGATGTAAGAATCGAGGGCATAAAATGCGCTTCTACTATCTGACCATCTCTACCTACATTGGTATATCTTGCGGCGCGATGCATTACTACGGCCGAATAAGATACGACAGCAATGACGGCGACCATAAAGAGGTTGACTTGGAGCACCCGATATCACCGCGAGCGTCCAGGAAGATCAATCGAAGCGAAGGATGGATTGTATTTCGTCCCGGCGACATGATCCGCAGCTTTGCCTCGGAAAATGAAGTCAGAGACGCAGCGATAAAATGGTTCATTGAGGCCGGCGATAGTCAAGGGATTTTACTGGAAGGATTATTCGCAAGTGCCGATCCGATGAAGGCATTGGCCGGAGACCCGGCAGCAATAGAAAACATAAATTCTCTTTACGCGGCGTGGGAAAGTATTCACGGTTGGGGAGGAGTACATAGCGCAGCGCAGACGGTTGCCGATCTGTGGGACAGTCTTATGCGTGAGCTGTCGCTTTCTTAGGCGAGAGGAAATGTACGCCGTTACGGGACATCGCCCCGAACGTCTCGGCATTTCATATTCCGAGCGCGACCGACGTGTACTCACACGTTTCGCAATTCAAACTCTCGGGACGTACTGCGACCTTGACGACACGTTAATAACCGGTATGGCGCTGGGCTGGGATCAAGCATGCGCGGAAGCGGCACGATCGCTCGGCATGCGGTATATTGCCGCGATACCGTTCGAAGGCCAAGAGTCAACGTGGCCAGAGGAAGCACAGAGACGATACGGACGACTTCTTGCTAGTGCTGACTTGATCGTTACGATTAGCACTAGAGCTAACATATCGAGCGCGTTCAAGGCTCGCAACGTCTATATGGTCGATCGCGCGGAAACGATCATCGCGCTCTACGACGGCACGGCTCGCGGCGGCACATTTCATGCAGTAACGTACGCGAAGACACAAGGGCGGCGAGTCATTAACGTTTGGAAGGACTGGCAGGCGTTTTTCGGAGGTCAACGACATACGTCAAATTCCGTTTAATCGGTTTGTCTGTCCGCGCTGCGGTGGGACTGGTAAGTGTAAAGAAGTGGACGGATATAAGATGAAGGCTGCTTCGGAAAGCAACCAATGTTAGTTTGAGAGAAATGGCCAGCCGGCTTAACATCAGCGCGATGTATCTATCGGATCTGGAGCTAGGTCGAAGAAACTTTTCCGAAGAACTTGCACGTAGATTCGTGGCCGAATGCTCCATATCGTGAATCCTCTTGCTACTGCCGTCTTCGGCTTCGGCCGTACACCGAACGACATAATGCTTGTTGGCGAAGGCCCGGGCGCCGAAGAATACCGCTACGGAAAGCCGTTTATCGGCCCTAGTGGCATAGAACAAGACTGGTATCTCGCAGCGCACGATCTCTCCTCACGCTTCTGGTACAAAACGAACGTCTCGAAAACCTTCATCCCCGGCAATCCCGACCCGGACGATGCACTAATCTCCTTTTGGTCGTCCTGGCTTGAGGACGAGATCCGCGAGTGCTCCCCTAAACTTATCATCGCGGTCGGCAAAATCGCGGCAACGTGGTTCCTGCACAAACGCCGTGACATGGAGACGATTCACGGAATACCGTTTCCTGTGACCGTCGCTGGCGTACGCGCGATCGTAATTCCGATTTTCCACCCTGCGTATGGCCTACGCAACCCGGATATTAAAGGTACGATCGCTTGGGATTATTCAATCGGCGCGACCGCGGTACGACTCGCACAGCGCACGTCCCGCGAGTCGTTCTACGCGCACTATGCCGCGCAGACTCCCGTTAACGAAATTCCGTCGCCGAAATACACAGAACTCTCCGGCCCGGACTTCATCTCCGCGATGCGCCCCTACGAAGATTCTCTCCTCGGCGCGCCTATCGAATTCGGCCTTGATACCGAAGGCTGGACAGACTACCCGTGGCCGCAGTGGCTGCAAATCTCACCCGAACCCGGCGTATCGTACATTCTCAAGTCGGGCCGCAAAAACAACGGATTCGATCTCGCGATTCGCAAGCTGCAATCCTACATCGATCGCGGATCTACCGTCGTCGCGCATCAGGCGGGCTCACCCTCGGGCGCAATGATCGATACGCAGATCTGTCGCATTCTTGGGCTTGAGCTTCGAGACGCTTGCCTCGACGACACGATGTACGCGGCTTACCTCCTGCGCGTATTGTCTCGCGGCCTCAAGCCTTTATGCTTCCGATTCGCCGGCATGGAAATGGACAATTACGAAGGCATCATCGGCGACATTGGCCGCGCGAAACAAATCGACTACCTGCGGCGCGCCTTGACGCATAACTGGACTAAGCCTGATTCGTACCCCGAACGCCAGAACGACGGTACGTGGAAGATCAAATCGCCGAAGTCAATGGCCGTGCTTATCGAGGGCGTTCTCCGCGATATTGACAGCGGCAAGATTCTCAAAGATGGGCCGACTGATCCTGAAAAACGCTGGCGGAAGTTTCCAAAGCGCAGCCGCCGGGAGATCTCTGCGGCCATGGGCACGTTCCCGCGCGGTACACTTGACGACGTCGATCCTAAACTCGCAAACGGTTACGCGGGCGCGGACTCAGACGGCGTACTGCGAATCAAGCCACGCATACTTCATGAGCTAGACGCACTTGGCTTAATCCCTATCTACAATCAAGCGATGAGATTCCTGCCCATCGTTGAAGACATGCAACGCGAGGGCATGCCGGCGCGACGTTCAAAATTCAACGCGTTGCAATCGTACATCTTGCGCGAGAAGCTAAAAATGCAACGCGAGATAAACGAAATAAACGGTAAGCCGATTAACGTCAACTCGCCAAAGCAGATGATTCCCGCGTTACGCCGAATGTCCGTTACGCCACGCAAGCGCACAAAATCAGGCGCACCTTCGATCAGTAAGAAGAGCCTAGAGTACGCGAAGCACTTCTCGCGCTTCGTACTACTGTCATTCCAAATCAAGGAGCACGGCAAAATCGAGAGCACGTACTGCCGCCCTGCGATCGATATTGCCGATAATAAAGACGTGGATGGTGCGCCCGATAATGACGAATTCATTGTCAATTCGTTTTTCCAGGCCGCAAAGCTAACGTCACGACGACTCGCAACCGAAAAGCCCTCGCTGCTGAATCAGCCCAAGCGAACAAAAATCGGTCGCATGGTCCGCGATTGCTACGTATTTCCTGCAAAGCGTGAAGTCTGTGAATATGACTTCAAGGCGCAAGAGTTACGCGTCGCGGTGTCGATCTCTCGCGACCCGTTCGGCATCCAAATGTTCACGAAGTGCTCGATATGCGGTGTGGACCTGCCAACAAAATCTCCATGTCGCAAGGACGACAAAGGCGAGCACAGCGACCCGCACAGACAAGCTGCCGCGCGTATCTTCGGTATTGACTACCGCGACGTAGATAAATACGAGCATCGCTTGCCCGCAAAGACTGCTACATTCGGCGTCATCAACGGATTGTCTGACCTCGGCCTTGTCGATCAATTTCTTATGTACATCCCTCCCGGCCCTGACGGTGTTCATCCGTGGGCGAAAGTATCTGACTGTGAGCATCTGATTAAGGAGATCCTAACAAAGGTTTACAGGGGAATCGGTGAGGAGATCAAAGCCACGGAGCGATATCTACGCGCTCATGGGCTCGTACGTGACGTCTATGGCGACAATCAACCCGGGATGCTGCGCTACCTGCCCAATGGTCGCTCAGAACGCCAGCGCGACCGTGCAGAGGCAATCCGCCAAGGGTTTAATCATCGCGTCCAGGGTACCGCAGCGCAAATGTCTCAAGCGTCGATGGTATGGTGCGATCTGCATATCCGCAAGATGCAGCGGCGCGGCGTAGATGTGCACTGGCACTTACTTTCGCATGATGCGTTTATGTTGTCTTATCCGCCGCAGTATCGCGAGCAGGTTGGCGCGATCATTCTAGAAGGTATGACGAAACATCATGGTGTTAAACTCTGCGTCCCCGTCGAGGCTGACGGGGAGTTTGCGCAGTCTTGGGGGGAGTTGAAAAAAGACTAGTACGTTGCGGTGTCTGCAAGAAACTCTATAACGTCAGAGTACCGTTGCGCAATTCTTCTCAGATGCTCTTTAGCCCGATCTTCTCTCGCTCGCGATTCATTCCACAGTTCCCGTTCAAGCCGCTCTTCAATCTCTGCTTCAATCAGTTCGGCAATAACGTTGGGAGATAGCGCGTCTAGCTCCCACGAATCCTCCCCGTACTCTGTCGCATACCCATCAAAACGGCTATCAGTAGTCTTAGCCGGATTCGGTGGCGGCTGGTATCTCTCTACCTGCTCCATATTGAGTGCCAGTCGAATAACCTCTACCGGACGTCCAACAAATAGAGTTAAGCGCTCAGTAATATCCCTAGTCATATCAATGCCGCTAGGGTCGTGATCTCCTAAATGCAAGATAGTAATTTGCTTGCCGTTACGGGTCTGCCTACGTAGACGATTGTACCCCGCATCCCACATTTCAGACTGACTTGTATAGCCCTTACAAGCAAAGTGCGGTACTCGCCACGTATTACAGGGCACAGCGATAACACCGATCAGCGCTTCTTTCTCTACCCATACCTCAACATAGTGCCTCTGATCTTCCCATAGATTATACCGAAACTGGTGAGCGCAAGCGCCAATGATCTCAGACGGCGATTCCCAAGATGCCGACGATTGAAGGTTTCGCCCCCGATCTTCGATAGCGTTCCAGTCGATTAATCCGGCCAAGCGTCCATCGTTGATGATTGAGCCAAGCCGCTTATACTCAGACTGCTTATTGGCAATCCAATCCCGAGATACAAACTGGTAATATAGCTGGCGAAGAGTGAGAGTAAAGCCCATAGCTGCAAACTCATCGATGATGACGTTTGCCTGCGCTATTACGGCCAGAGAGGACCCTCGTAACTTAACGGACGAAAACCTGATAGTAGGCATTTCCCTGTTTCCTTTGTATTAGGTAAGGACTGCGTTATGATGGCTCCCCCGGCTAAGACTACTCATGGTCGGCGCCTATAGTCCTCTCTTGCTTAGCAGCCGCTCGGCCATCTCAGCTCTCACGCGACGGTCCTTGTCATCGTCATTTTGCAGAGACCAGCACAGCGACCGGATTTCGGCCGCGAGTAGCGAAATCGTTTGCTTGTCGTTTCGGGACTGTTCTACCAGTTCGTAAAGTTCCATTTACCTTCTCCTCGTGCTCGCGGACCAGTTGACCAAAAACCGCGGATCGTACGTTTCGAGCTGATGCGTGGCGATCATGATTTTGCGACCCCTCTTGCTCTAACTCATATTTACACCACGGACATGTAACGAACGATTTATGCGACGTCAAGCGCTGCGGAAATCTGTGCTCACAAAGAGCCGTACCCCACCGACGAAGATGCACAGCATGATACGTCTCTTGCTCCTTCACAGTCATAACGCCTCCACGTACTTGTGTTCAAGCACGGCCAACCGATATTCCAGATTCGCCATGCGCTCCGCTAACTTCTTCCTCACGTTGTAACTTTCGTCCGGGGTCGTCGAGCGAACAAGATCGCTCAACATGTCTTCCCACTCCGTCTTCCTCCGATCTATGAAAGCGGCGCTGTCTACTTTTGCCTTAGTGCTCATAACGCCTCCATTGCCTGTCTGAGATATTCAACTTCTTTCGGATCGCTTACCGTCTGCCCTACGTAACGCCCCTTCACGAGCCGGTTATACGCTGCACCGTGCGACAACCGCTCGCCGTCTTTCGTCTTGACTCGCCCGGCCGCGATCAACCCTGGCAACGTCGCCGGTACGTCGCGGTAGAGGATCGCGGGACCCGCGAACGTGAACACGGCTAGCCAAGTCGTATTGTCGGGCGCTCGGCGGTAGCCGATCTCTGAGATCCACGAAGAGCGCTTGAGGGTAGTAGTCACCGGGCGCTCCTAAGCGTGAGATTCAGCCGGAAACGGTCGTTTTCTATACCATCAAGGTTTCCGTTGTGGAACGAGATCGGCTCAACGTCGGGGAACTGTACGGCGATCTCGCGAGGCGTGAGTTCCTTCTGTTGATGCTTCCCGAAATTGAATCCGGGGATGAAGCTATCGGCGCTGTTCATCCGCTCTGTACCTTTATGTGCGGTGGTCATTGCGTTCTCCTCTCTAACTTCCAAGAGTGTATGCGCGGTGCATATGCACGTCAAGGGCTTTCTGCGAGTTTTACAACTTGTTTACAACTCGTCCCCGAAAGAGGACAATTCTAGCCACGCTACCTGAGCTCCCTCTACGAGCTCAGGCCGATAAGCTCCTCTTACGCCCCTTACGCGCCCGTCCAGGCACGGCCACCCATAACCCGTAGGGACGACCACGACCGTCACGAGCCCGCCGACAGGGCCGCCGTCTAAGGCACTCGCGCTGGGACTCCTCCAGGCGTATAGCCCGCTACTCTGAGGCAGGTTACACACCCAGGCCAACTCGCGCGAGACTCTGGGCCGCCCTTCGACAATGCTATCCGCGACGACGTCCGTCGCAACTTTAATCAATTCCGATAACGCGCAACCCTTCAAGTCCGCGGCACGTTGCCAGATCTCGCGACGTTTCGGCGCCAGACGGATCGGGAAGTTGGGATTCCCGCGCCGACTCATTCGGCCATCCGATCGTCATGCGTGTATACGTCAACTTGCTCGTGCAATTTAGCGCGCGTGGCTTTGTCGAGTAAATTATTCCGCAAGGCGCTCGCCGTAACTCGCTCGATTGCTCCTGCTAGGTCTCCTTCCTCAACGTCAAGATATCGACCGCCTCGCGACAGTAGCCATTGATGCCCAGTGGTGATTAGATGCTGGAATAGTTCTCGACAGATCGCATCCGATGCCACTTTGTTAGTCTCGCTCATACTTCCTCCGTGTAAAATTCGGTGCGCAGGTCCTTGCCTGAGTTCCTCTCATGTGCCCTCATCGTGCCCACAAATCAACCCGGCGGCTCCATTTGTGGGGACAACGTGGGAACAAATCGTTCAATCGCGCCGTATGCTTCGCTAGGATTTATTGATTTCTCAATCTTCCCCTAGTGAGTCATTCAACCGCCGGGCATAATTGCTTGTGTCGCTCTTGCCGTTTCGTGCGTCACATTCCCTCTGCGACTGTTCGCGGTCTTCAAACTCTAGTATAAAACCTTCCTCAGTTTTGGCGTACTCGCGTCGTATGCGCTTTCCCTCCGGATGTCTGAATATCCGCCAGAACACTCGTCCTGTTGGGCCGTCCGCGCATTGTGTTAGCTGCCAAAGCATATATATAATCTTCTCTCTTATGCTCGTACCCACATCACGACTCAATCCTTGTGAGCCCAAGACTGAGGTAAGCCAGGAACATTCTCAATTCGCCACCTTTTGGCAATTTTTCCTCCGATAACACGAATCATATCGCTCAGTTCGTCGTCGCCGTCGTCAGAAGCCAGTAAGGCGGCGGTGACGATGCCCGATAAAACCCTATCCTGCGCATGATGCAAAAGATCGCGCTTCGAGCGATTGCGGCCTCGCGCAACGTGCGCTCCTGCGCGAGCGACAAAATTGCGCTCCGGAACTACTCGAAACTCTCCTGTTTCAAGGTTGACCTCGCATGTTAACTTCTCCGTTTCGGTCGGTCGGCCAGCAAGTCTTGCGTCTACGTCCGCGGCCTTACAGCGATGGACGCCTGTATGTCCTTTATCTCGCGTGCACACATTATGGCCAAAACCCGGAACTTGCTCACGACACTCACCAATAGAGCTGATGAGGGCAATATGTCGCTTTGCCGCACATCGTTCCGAATCGCCCGCCATAAATCCGCGCCACCACTCCTTGCCGGCCTTGGTGCGCCCGTCGTAGGGGCACGTCAAGCCGTAGGGGCTGGCGAGTCCGGCGGTGTAGCCTTCGTTATACTGTTGATCACTCATTAAGGTTACCTCCTGTTTGACTCCCTAGTGTTGGCTGCTAGAGCATAACGCTAATCTTCCGCCAGCAGTGTGTTAAGCCGCGCAGCAAAGCCGGTATCGTCGGATTTTTGACTCGTGTTGACTCCTTCGTTTGCTTCAATTGTCTCATTGTCGAATCCCTCGCGCGGCTTCCGATAATCTGCGATTAAGTTAGCACTCTCTAAGTACCGCGCTTCACGTTCGAATCCATCGCTACGAAGTCTTTCCGCCAGCTCGTGACGCACCATCGGAATTGCAGCGCCTAGTCGGTTTATGAGATTCTCGTGCGGCCATGCGAACCGCGAGCCGACCTCGCGAATCTCCGGATGCTCGAATCACCGTTTACTCATCTCCAACAAGTTGACCATTTCGAGCCACAAAAAATGACCCGGCAGTGCCGTCAGCATCTCCGCGTATTCATCTGTCGAGAGAATCCACACGGCGCTAATCCTGCAACCATGCCAGACGCTCAGTCGCCGGCTTGATTTCGATCGCCGGGCCGTATCCGCCGTCATTGTATCGTACGCACTTGAACGACTTTCTACCGCGTGGCGTCCGCAGCGTCAGATACGCCGAGACGCCGTCATGCGCCATCTTGGCAACGGTGCCGTAGTTGCCGTCGTTCTCTTCGTCTTCAAGCGCACGTGTCGCGACTACGATGTAAGTGGTCCCGACGATCGTTACCGTGTTCGTGTTCATTTCGTTATCCTTTCACGTTCGCGAGAAACGCAACTTTGTTATTCCAGAACTCCAGATCTTCAGCCGCCGTCCGTCGTGCCGTCTTCGTCTTTGCCGCATCGTAACGCTCGTGAGCATTCCGTGATTCGGCTTGCGCGTTCCAGAGTTGTTCGGCCTGATACTGTCTCGTCATTTCGTTATCTCCCTTTGACTCCCCCTAGTGTATGTGCGGTGCATGCGCACTGTCAAGCCCCGAGATGCCCATTTCCAAAGATTTTACAACTTTTACGTTTTGTCCACTTTTGAGGACACTTTCTCGCCGCCACCACGCCTATCTAGATGAATCCCGCGTGCGCGTAGCACACCCGCGGCCTACTGTCAAGCCCCCTGGGCTATGTCAACTAGGAGCAGTAGGCTGACTCTATCTCCTGCCCTTGCGTGCTAAGATCAGCCCGCTGACATAAACCTTAACTGGAAGGTGTGCCCCTCCCTCTATCGGAGGGTGGAGGACGGTACCGCATCCCTTGACATATCTTCCCCGGGGGCGTACACTCCTCTTAGTTGTACGTACACGTTTCTGCCGCACGTCTCTGGAGGCTCCCTCGGCATACCCCTTATGGCGACCGCACAAGCAGCCTCAACATGTGACGTTGAGCCTCTGGTAGGCTCTCTACGGGCTCTAGGCTGCCGCCCTGCCCGGACCTTGGGCGCCGACGTCTTCTATGCGATCCTGCCCCTTGACCTTCCCCGCCCTACTGTTCTTCGGGCCTTCTTGTCGGTATGGGGCGCGAGTTGGTAAGCTCGTCGCCGGCGGGTCGGCGCTCTATCTCAGCGTCTCCTGTGCCCTCTCCAGACCGCCTCGGGCGCTCCAACTACCCTCTCCGCGGGCTCGCCCCCGGGTCCCCGCGTCGGCAGTCCTGGCAGGCCGCGGCTGACTCGCTCGGCATGCCGCTGTCCGACTTCATTCGCTGGACGTGCGACCTGCATGCGCGAATCCAGCGCGGGGAGATCTCTCCTACAGAAGGCGTCGAAATCATACTAAGCACCCAAAAGTCGTAAGAGGACAAAATGGACAAAACAACAGAGCTTAAGAAAAAGATCTCAGACCTCGAAGAATTGCTCGCCAATGCGGAAGATAGTGGATGGTGTCTTGGAGATCCCTACGAAGCGTTAGATAGTCTAAAGCATCAACTGGACCAAGAAACCGCACAGCGCGAGAAAGCATGCGATGAGTAACGAAAAGCGCAAAGTGTGCAATCTAGCCGATCTCGATTTTCCTGAACCTATTGTGGCAAAGATCAAACGCCTCGGCGGCAAAATCGCGGATTTATCGTCTCTACTCGCGGACTACGAAGATCTCAAGTCAACGTATATGACGCAGCTCGCGGACCTTACCGGCGACATTGATTACAACATTCGCGGAGATGGCTGGACATACGAGGAGGTATCCGGCCGCACACACCTTTCTGAAGAAAAACTTCTTGAATTTCTCCCAATATCAAAAATCGCAAAGTGCAAGATCCGTGGAAAGTCGTATCGGCAAATTCGCCGTGATCGCGAGAAAAAGGAGAAAGCATGAGCGAATCGTGCACGGGAGATTGCGGCATTCCGGAAGTCCCTCTGATCGATCGCACGGACGTAGCGACCCGCAAGATGGTGCGCACCGCAGAGTCGGAATTCAGACTTAGACAGAAAAAAGAGCCTAAGAGGCTCAAATTTCTCCGTCTCGCAAAAACGCGCAACCCGATTCCGAGCATGCGTCATTGTCTCGTCGCGTGGCGTTATGGTGCGAGTTACACACATGACTCTAATAAGTGCCTCTGGTGCGATAAAATCGCGGAGAATTAAAATCTCGCATGCGCGCAATGCACACATTCGCGGAATCGATTTCGCGACGAAATTTGAAACGTGACGAAACAGACGAAACGTTCACGCGCCGTCAACTTCTCGCGCTTGATTGCCTAGTAGATCGCAGGCCCGATGAGACGCTTACAGAAGTGGGAAAACGGGCAGGAATCTCTCGTGTTACATTATACCGTTATCTCAACGATCCCGAGTTCCATCGCGAGTATCGTGCACGTGTCGCGGCAGAGTTAACTAGCCAGCGATCGCGTATGGCGAATGCACTCATTAAGGGCGGCGTAACCCCAGGACCGGGACAAGCGTCATTACAGAAGATCTACTGGACTATGCTCGGCGAATTACGCGACACGTTAGAAGTGACCGGCAAAGACGGTGGGCCGATTGATATCAACGTGCAACCGATTCCGCTCGATAAGTTAAGTCCCGAGGGGTTGACGAAAATTCTCGCGATACTTGAAGACGAGTTAGGTGCAGGATTCGCAGGAGAGGGCGCTCGGCTCATTGGTAGTGGCGCGACGGACGCAATTGATGTAGAACCTGCCGAACCCGAAGAATCGCATTCGACGTTCTGGGGGCTGCAAACTGTGAAAACGCAAATCGACGATAGGAGTCAAAAGTAAAATGACAGACACTAGGCAGAGTTTAAAGGACATCCGTAAAGAATTAACATGGAGATGGTACGTTTCCGTCTTAGCCATGTCCGTCCCTTGTATACTTCTAGGTTGTTGGGTGGTTCATACTGGCAAAGGTCCGTGGTGGGCTTTTATCTTCTTCGCATTCGATGGCGTATTCTCTGGAGTTTCGGTAGGAAATCTGGTAGAAGCAATACACATATTAAAAACGTCTAATGTACCAGACGATCATTAAGACGGGAACAGGAGCCCGGATGACACTGTACGATATTCTCGGCCTCTGACTACGATCATGCAGCCCACGCGCAAACCTCCGGGTTCGACCGTTATTCCCTGGCCGGGCACGAGCACGTCTCCGTCATATGAGTTCAATCGCGCGCTTGTGCCGATCGGTCCCGGTGCGTTATCGAACGTGTTTGACGTGCTTGTCGAACTGCAACCGAGCAATCGCGAGAGATACGCAAACCCGGAGCGCACATCCTATATTACGATTTACGCTATGCCGATTTCCGTTGCTCTTACACTTGAGCGCCTGCGCGAGCGAGTCACTTCTACGTCAAAACCAGGACTGGAAGTCTCGCTAGCTTGTTGTGCGGCAAACGGAATCGTGGCGCTAGAGAAAGATGCTAATCTTCAAGAGCTGTCATTACAGCGACGTCGGATATTTCAGATTGAAAATCCCGACGCTGCTTTTTTGGAAGAGGCGCGTAACTGGTGTGACAAGTGCGATATACGATTGCCTGAAAGTGATAAGGCTAAGTTGAACGTCTATATGCCGGACTGGCTAAAGATGTCGGTTCATGGCCTTGCGAAGCAAATAGGAGTAGCAGGGTGGCCGCTGCTTATACTTGCCGTGATGACTACGTTGGTAACTCAGCGCAAAACACTAGACGAGCATCGCGAAATTATGAGAAAGTCGCTTAATAAGTTTCACCGGCGGATGGAATTGAGGCGCGAGATAGGAAAAGCGCTCATTCAGTTTATAGACACAGATCCGCCGGAAAGAGATGAAAAGAGCGAAGAAGAGAGCGAATCATGAGAATTGCGGTCAAATCCTACCTATACGCGCAGGTAGACTTGCCATTCTTACCTACGCGTATAGGTCGTATAGGTCTAGGACCCCATATAACTATAAGAGGGATGACCGGCTCATCATCGCCCGCGAAGCGTATAGGTAAGGAGGTGGGATCCACCTACATACCTGCGCGTGCAGGTAAGAATCAGAAGATACCTATACGTGTAGGTAGGAGTATCCAACGTACCTTTGAGGGTAGGATCGAAATCTTCCCCCCCCCCCCCCCCCCCCCCC